TATAAGAGAATGTTGCTCCACCAAATGAACCAGTAAGACCAGTTGCACCAGCAACGCCACTTACACCAGAAACTCCTGAGACGCCCGAGACTCCGCTTACTCCAGATACGCCCGAGACTCCGCTTACCCCAGATACACCACTAGCACCTTGCGGACCAGAAGGACCACTAACACCGCTGACTCCGCTTACGCCAGAGACCCCCGAAGGTCCTGTAGGACCAGAAACTGTTGAGTCGGCACCGCTTACACCGCTTGCACCGCTTACTCCCTGAGGTCCGCTTGGACCGCTTGGTCCGGTAGCACCAGTTGGTCCAATATTTGCGTTACCAAACTCAACCCATTGAGAAGTATTGCCATCATTATAGTAAATATAGGTTCTGCCGTTGTCAGAGTTAAACCAAACATCGTTTACTGACGGTGAAACTGGAGCAGTTGCGGAAACAATATAGGAACCAGAAGCGCCTATAGGACCAGAAGGTCCAGATGGACCAGACGGACCAGTGGGTCCAATCTGTCCTAGAGGCTGTGCTCCAATTTCAATCCACTGGGAATCGTAATAAACAAAAGTTTTACCAGAGTCGGACTCAAACCAAATCTGGCCAGCAAACGGGGTGCCTGGGGCACTATCAGAGACCGTTGCGCCACCTGCAGCATTGGAGTTAACCCACGCAGTTCCGTTGTATTGCAGAACTTGGTTGGTAGCAATGCTTGTTATGGTTACGTCTGTTAGGTCATCAAGGGAAGCGACTGTTGATGCGACTCCTGGAACAAACTTTGTTCCGTTGAATTTAAGTACTTGGTCGCTTGCCGCGCCGGTTGTGTCTACTTCAATGCCATCAATGAAAAGAGTAGGAACCTTGAAGGTGTCGTCTGTTTTAAGGACGTTCGCTGCATCGCGGTAGAGGTTTACGTCTCCACCGCCAGTTCCGTCACCCCAGACAAGACGACCGCCTCCTTGAATCTGGAGTCTTGCAAAAGTTTCTTGGTCTACAAAAATTGTCAACCCATCGGAGCCAGCAGAGGACAACTGCTTAATGGCGATAGGGGTTATAAATTTTTGAGCCATGACCTCAGTCGTTTCTCTTGTTAGTGCCCCTCAGGGCTAAGCATTAAGCCTTTTTGCCGAATGCTTTGTCGTTTGGATTCAGGTAACGCATAATAACAGGAAGACCTGCTGCCCAGAGAGCATTCGCTGCCATCTTGATGTCTCCTGTTGAAGCGTAAACCGCGACTGCTGCGCCAAGGACGCTTCTTGCGTACGATGCTGCCATTGCTTTTTGTTCTGCTGTAATTTTCATATTTCCTATCCGGTCACTACGATTGTGTAGTCGCCTGCGCCGATTGCCCCTTGTAGGACTACGGTTACTGTGTCTGTTGTTCTGTTTGTGACATCCCCAATAACTATTTCCCCAGTTGACACTTGAAAAATTTGCACCATTACAACAGTGGTATTAAAGTTATGTGTAACTACGGTAGTTGAAACGTTGCCAGAGTGCGCCAGACATGCTTTGCTTGCAATGCGAGCGAGCGTAGGAGTTGTGCTGGTGCGACCGGTGGCTTCAGCAGACGATGACGCTAAGTTGGTACGAGCACCAGATTCTGTTGAGGCGTTGGTACCACCGTGTGCTACGGCAACATCTGTTGCTGCCCAAGTACCAGTTCCGATTGTTCCGAGTGTCGTAATTGAGTCTTGACCAACGTAAGTTGATGCAATGTCAATCGCATCTGCGGTAATTGCTGTTCTGTTAGCAGTTACGTTGACATTGATTGTGTTTCCAGATTGACTAATCCCGTCACCAGCAGTAAATGAACCAGCACCAGAGAACTGAGTCCACGCAATGCCTGTTGAGTCAATTGTGATTGTTCCGTTTGTAGAAACAACAAATCCCTTATCTGAGTGAGTAGAACCTTCTTCAACAAAAGTGAACGTCCCAGGCTTTAGTTCGCCCGTATCGGCTGTTCCATTGGCGTCAGAAGAACGAGAAGCAGCCCCAGAAGCAACAGCGACATAAATGCCGTTTTCTGTCGCAGTACTTTGGTCCTTTACGAGAACGCGGTTACCAGCAACAAGCGTTACCCCGTCAATTACCTGTCCAGCGGCAAGGTCAGAAGCAATGTTAATTGCTCCAGTTGTGGCAACCCTTACCGACTGTTTGACATCAAGACCCTGACGGGCAGCGTCTACATATCCCTTGGTGGCAATGTGTGCGGCATCCGTTGGGGTAGCAACTTTAGCATTTCCGTTTGCGTCTCTTTTGACCAACTTGGAGGCAGTTGCATCTGAAGTTGCGTCTGTAAGCATTTGCCACATTGCCGCAGGCAGCAGACCGGCACTGTCTGTATCTGCAACATTAAGAGTGAGAGTTACCGTACCATTTGACTCGGAAACCGTAAGCGCTTCTGCGATTCCAGCACCGCCACCAGAAACAATCGTGTGAGGAAGAGATTTAAATGCAGAACCTGTGTACACCTTGATGGTGTCGGTAGCCGTATCGTATATAAGACGACCTTCAAAATTGCCCGATGCTGGTTCGGTGGCCAGTTTTTCAAAAGTGGCATTGACTAGTTGATTTTGATTAAGGTCAATATTTGTTAAAAATTTTTGTGCCATTTTTCCTCCACCTTACGTGAGATATGCTTTTCCAGAAAACGCCGCAGAAAACGTCACCGTAATCCGAGTATTACTATTGTATTGTACCTCACCAAATACATGTGTATCTGCAGAGTCCACAATGGTTACCTGTGGCCTGCCCCCGAGTGTGTGGTCTATTACCCAAGTTGCCGCTGCGGTTGCCTGAGTAAATTCAAGTCTGTTTGTAAGAGTGTTAGAAGGAGAGGTTGAGCGAACAATAACAAGGTTCGGCGTATCTTGGTCAACGGTTACATTGTTTGGAGTATCTTGATAAACATTTACATTGTTTGGAACTGTGTTGCTCATCGTGTTACCTCAAGAGAAAGGGTAAATGTTCCCTGAATAACTCTTGATACGAGTCCACCAGAAGAAATAATTTCAAGGTCATAGACCCCACTAGAAGTAAGAGCCGCAGTGTCCGCAGCGCTTATACTTAGGCTTATTAAGCCAGCAGCACCGTTGAGGGTTATTCTTCCATTCTCTGTTGTCAATGTAATAAGTGGAGTTGTTGACTCAATTGTTCTCCTGACCTGCATTCGTGCCGTGTGATTGGTTAGCGGGTAAGCCTCGTATTCATCTGGATTTTGTTCTGTTGGAGTCCTTGGTTGCTCAAGGGCTATGGTGCGCGCAAAACTAGACCCTTGCTGACAAAGCATGTTGTAATTTCCTGCAATCATTTTTCCGCCCGCATTACGTTTATTTGGATATACATATTGTGCCTCATTAAGTCATCACAGAACAGCAGTCTTTAACACGCCGTAAATAGGGTCTCCAAGGATTAATGTAAATCTTTCTACTATTACATGCGTAATTGAATAACCCATAGGTCTTGCTGGTTCAACGACAGCCAATACTTCCGGTGAGCCAGAAAACTCGGCAAAGACTAGACTTGTGCTATTTAGGGTGATTGTTCCCGTTGTTGTCAAAGTAAACGCTTTACCGTTGTTTGCGGTTCCTCCACTAACGAAGAACAGCGCACCGCTGGCAACCTCCAATGCAGAAACTGCGTCAAAGTTGGTCGCACGACTCCAAGTACTAGCACCAACAATATAGACACCGTTTTGCGACTGAGTGCTCTGATTCTTTACAAGAACACGGTCGCCAGCAACAAGGGCTACGCCATCAATGGTTTGTGTACCCGAGAGCGTAATGTTGGCTGTAGTTGCCGCTTTAACGTTTGGTCTAATGTCAAGACCCGGAGTTTCACTACCAACCGTAGTGATTCTCATAGCCCAAGGGTTGTTGCCGTATCTTTGGCTAATGATTAAAGACTTTGTCCCAGTAAGAACAAATTCAGCAGCCTCCCGTATCGCCGACTGAGTTCCAGCGCCACGACCATATCCAGCAGGGTAAAGTTGCCAAGTTTTAAAATCAGCCAAATTATTGTTGTCTACTACCCCGGTATTGTTTAGATATATCTGATTTTTAATTTTATTTCCAGAAAATTGAGTTAGCCATTCAGTATTTTCGTTTCTAACATGTTCATAATCAACGAGCCTGCTTCTGCTCTCATAGGTGTTTAAGCCAACATTTGATGGTATTTCTCTTCTGTCGTACCTAAACCATTCACTGTACAAATTCATGGTGTCAGATACCGCATCGGTTAAAACGTCTACAAATCTAAAAAACGGATACGTCGGGTCCACTTCTTTACTATCGTAATCTTGGTAAAAATCAGGAATAAAAGGACGCATGCTTTGTATGACTGGAGAGTTTGCCCACGCAATATCATTTACTAAGTTAGGTGTTGATATGCGAACGTTTTTAGTGTTGTGATTTGAAATAGTCAAAACAACTTTGTAGTCAGTACTTGCTGGAGTATTGACGGAAAGGGTTATCTGATTTGACCTTGCCGCACCCCATGCTCCGCCCTGAATTGTCCGAGTGTTTCCAGCGTCAACTACTCCATTGTCGTCATAAATAGCAGCGTTTATAGTAAAACTTTCGTCTATTGAAAAGGCAACGCAAGTAAACACAAAAACACCAGCAGCGTCGGCTGCCTCAAAAACGTCATTGACATTTAGTGTCAGGACCATTGGGTTGGCTGAACTCGGGGAGGCTTCCAAAACGTAATGAGACGACCAGTAGTAGTCGTTTCCAGTCATTGTTATAGCGCCGTTAGAAATAGTCCAGTTATGGTTGGCGTTTATGTAACTTAAAGGTATTGCGCGTTGATTCTCAAGACTATAAGTTCTTAGCGCATCTTCGTCTAATAGTCTCTGTAGAGTTTTCATTCATCTACCGACACCAAGGTAACGGTTGTTCCCGCAATAGTCAAAGACGGCAAAGAACCTTTTTTTGTAAACAAAACGTTTTCATCAACGTCGCTTGTTCCACCAGAACCAGGAGTTACGGTCAAAGACTGAACATACAAAACTCCAGGAACGGAAGATGCTATAGAATAAAATTCTGAAAGTTTTATTCCTTCTGCAAATCTGTAGTTAACTGGGGAGAAGTAATTTGTCAAAACAGTTTCAACGTTTTCCTGAACTACTGTGCTTTCGTACGAAGAAGAATACGCAACCTGAATACTTACGGTAAGAGTGACTATGCTTGCATCACGAACTTCAAGTTCAAGACCAGCAACAGTTCTATTTTGAACATCAATTAGAATATCTGATTTTTGGTCAATGGTTAAAGTTGTGTTTATGCCGTATACGAATATTGTTACATATCCAGGTTCGTCGGCGTCTGCCCACTCAAGTCCGCTTGCAGAATTTGTAAGGTCGTATGCTTTGCATCTACTGACCGTTGTGGCAAAAGTTGATAATACATAGCCGTCAATTTGAGATGCGCGAGCAAAAGAAGAAGACAGAGAACCAAGAAATTGAACGGCTCTATTTAAAAACTGTTCAGTTGTTTCAGGGCTCGTGCCGTTGCTAATAAATTCATTAACAGTCGCCCCACTTATGCTTGACGTTGGGGTGTCAATCCCCAGAGCAGTGTTTACTGGAACAGGTAGAGTTGCACCTACGTCAATTGCTCGTGCTTCCACAATAACCGTGGGTAGTGCTTCCGTTCCGGTGTAGACAACCACAGGAATAGTTCCCTCTTCTATCGTCTCAAAGTAAATAGATTTTTGTTCACCAAGAAATTCATAGTCATATCTGACGATTGTGCCCTGAGGGACGATTGTTCCGTCATAGTCAATACATGTGAACTTCACGTCAATCACTGCCTGAGTGCCTTCGTTTATCTCAACACCCATCATTGCTACTAGACCCGCCATGAGCCTGTCTGGCAGTCTGTTGATTGCCGAAATATTCAAGGCTGATATGTACGAGACAGCCTGAAGTATTGCATCTTCTGGTGTTCCCTGTCTTGGCTGAAATTCAGGTAGCGCAATTTTTGCGTACTCAATTGAGTCTAAATAAACATCGGTTGGAGAGACGTCAAAAGGGACTAAGTAAACATATTCTGAAAAATCTATTGGCATACCAATTACCCACGCAACTTAAAAGAAAATTCTACACTAAGCCCACCGTTTGCGGTAAACGATGGGCTTATACCAGTTATATCTACTTCGGGAACAAATCTCGCAGCATTGATTATAAAGTCTTCCGGCTCAATCGGCGTAAAAGATGGGTCAAGAACGCCGAACTCTGGAGTTATTGGGTGCTCCCCTGGCTCTGTGAGTAAAGAAATTGTCAAGATTTGTTTGTAGAAATCAAAGGTTCCCTCTTCTACTCGCCTGAGTCCGGTATCGGTAAATTTAATTGGGAAGGAAAGACAGTCCATCTCTGTATTATCCCATACTCATGAGCCTGTTGGTCCATTGTTGAGGGACTGCTGATTGGCCACTCGCTGAGCAACGCTCTCAATTTCTGCCTGTTCTAACAATGCCTCAAGTAACGCAATTTTTTGGGCTGCTTCTGTAATTTGACGAAGTAACGAGTTAATCACCTTCTGGGCATCTACCTGTTGACCTTGTTCTTCCATTATTGTTCTCCTTCTAGGGCTTTTACCTTATCGCTAAGTTCTTTAATAGCCTGCACCATTGGTGCAATGAACTCAGTAATACCAATGTATTGACGGTCATAAACTGCATCTTCCGTACAAGCAACCAGGCCCATGTCAGGACCACCAATGTCGTGTATTCGTACATCTCTTGTTTCGCCAACAGCGTCTAATGCTGACCGTACATTCTGCGCAGTAAACCCGTAGTAGTAACCCTCTTGTGTTGCCTCAGGGTCGTCATCAGTTCTTTCTGTTAAACGCAAATACGAAATCGGTTCTAGAGATTCAATAAAGTTCAAGCCAACACTCAATGGTTCTATTTCTCGCTTGAATCTTTCGTCTGAACCAACTTCTAAGGTGCTGAAGTTCCATAACCAGTTCCAAGTACTGTTGTCCGTGTACATACCTGAGTAGTTGTATTGTTTCACCATGAGGGTTTGACCTTCGGGCGAAACAAATTCAATACCGCCCCAGTCTCCTGAACGACCATTAGAACCAACAGTTATTGAACCGTATGAGCCACGCTGTCTGCTTGCATTAGACGAGAAAGAACCATTAGCACGAATTTCAGCGTCAACGTAGAAGTTTTTACTGCCATAAGTACGAATCCATGAGGAGTCCGTCATGTGTATACCACCACCATGGGTTTGGTTATACCAACCTGTGTCACCCCATGAACGAAACCAATCTTTTGCGTAAATTTGATTAGCGCCGTGGTCTTGTGAGGTTGAAGTACCAATATTATTAGCATTCAAAAACATTGTTCCATAAAGCCAGTTATTACCTGTGGAGTAAATACCTGACGGATGGTATGAGGCGTTTCCTGTACCAGCAACGTTGGCATTGCCAGAAATTGAATACGCATTCAAGGCACCAGATACACCCATGCCTCCAGTTACCGAGGCTGACGATGAGCCAACAGACAGGGTGTTGTTGCCATTTCCCCCAATGTGAACACTGGAGTTATGATAAGTACGGACATAAACATTATAATCACTACCCGTGTTACCTACAAGTACATAACCATTCCTGCCTCTTACGCTTGCCCAAGTAGCATCTGCTGTCCACGCACCAAGTATTGCACCACCATTACCACTCGCAGTTACTGTTCCAGTAGCAGTAATAGACGCAAAGGTAGGAGATGCGCTTGTAGCAACAGATTGTCCAATACTTATAGTAACTGCACCAGTACCACTGGATACTCCCACCCCAGTACCTGCTACGGCTGAAGTAACGCCAGTATTGGTAATTGTTACGGCTCCCGTTGCTCCCGTGTTTGTACTTAAACCAGAAGAAGTAGTAATGCTTGTGACGCCACTTGAAGGACCAGTTGCGCCAGTTGTTCCGCTAACACCTGAGACGCCACTTACGCCTGAAACTCCGCTTACGCCCGAGACACCGGAAACACCAGAAACACCAGAAACACCAGAAACACCACTGACACCCTGAGGTCCAGAAGGTCCTCCAGAAGGACCGGTAGCGCCCGTTAATCCTGTCGGACCAGTTGCGCCAATGACTCCCGAAACTCCAGATACGCCCGAAACTCCAGAAACTCCGCTGACCCCCTGCGGTCCACTGGGTCCAGTAGCACCTATAACACCGCTAACTCCAGAAACACCACTAATACCAGATACGCCCGATGGTCCAGTTGGTCCACCGGCAGGACCAGAAGGACCGGCAGGACCAGAAGGACCCACTACTGTTGCGTTAACCCATTCCGTTCCATTGTAAGAAAGTAATTGACCGGGAGACGGTGTAGTTATTATCGGTGTAAATATGTCTCTTGCGTTTACGTAGCCAAGTACGTACATTTCGTCGTTGGACATGCTTGTAAAAGCGCAAAGAACCTGCTCGTCAACTAACAGGGGGCTATTAATGTTTGAATTAGCAACTCGTAGTGGACCTATCGTATTGCCGAGTTTTGGTATTGATACAAACACTCTTCCATCGGCAGCAATTGTTTTTACAATACCGACATAAATACCACCCATTGGGCTTGGGTGTGAAGAAGCCTTGCTTCTATTGACTACGTTAACCACCACAAACTCCTATGTATGGGACCGGCGCTGGTCCGTATGTGACCAGGTTTAACCATGTTACCTGAATGGTATTAAGGTTTTGAATATATGTAACTGCATCAGCAGTATTACCACTAGCAAATTTTCCCAAATGCTTTCCTGTGGTCAAGTAATAATCCCGAGCGTCTGCATCTGAATAAATTCTTCCGTTAATAACTGGGGTGTACACAACTTCATTGGCTCCGTCGTTAAAATAAGAACTCAACAAAGTGCTAATTGAACCATCAGTATTCTTTACTAAAGGTCTAGAAGTTAGCGTAATGTTTCCAGCCACAAGCGGAGTTGGTCCAGATGACGGGTAAAGGGTGGAAGGAAGTCCTGCTGCCGATATCTGCCCACTCGTTGGGTATATAGGCATGTCAACCGTCCATGGCTTAGCAGTCCTATTCAGTATACTTTCTACTGATTTTGGAAATCTGTATTCAAGAACTTCTTTTTGTATTAAAACCAATAGTTCTATATATTTATTTGCCTTTTCTCTACTAAGAAATATTCCATGATGCAAGTCTTCTGATTCATATTTTGTTTCTGCTTGGGCTGTTGTTAGTACCGTTGGTACGTTGTCGCACCAAAGGCGTTCCGTTACAACAAATACGCCAGCAATAGAAAATACCCACGAAGCAAGAGTTCCAGAACCACCAAATGCAGTGCAATCCATTGTCAAAGTTGTGCCCACAACAGTAATAATACCTTCCATGTAGTTTGCTGCGTTTGCCGTGCTGGAAGCGCGAACTTTTTGACCAGTTGCAAAAGAATTGACTGATGGTGTGATTGTAAACACTTTTGAGCCAGTTCCTATTGCTCGTGAGGTTGTTGACACAGCCAAAATAAAACCAGCATCTAAAGGAATTCCTGTTGCTGCTATTGGATAAACGTGAGGATTTAAGGTTGGACCTGCCAATGCTCCGTATTCATACTCAAGACTGATAGGCCTGTTGTAGCAATCAATATTTCCAGCAACTAAAATATCCGCAGGAATTAATCCAGAACCTTTAAAAGAAAGTAGTTCCGATTTTGAAATTGGATAAGTTTTGAGTCTTCTTGAGTTTGGAATTTTTGCAACATTCTGAGGGCCGACAGGATTTATCGTTGTGCCAACTCCAACAAATTCTGGAGTTCTTTCACCGAAAATTGGAAGACCAATACTTGTTGCTCCAAGTTTTGGTGAAGGCTGAAAATAGGAACTCTCAAATTTTTTACCTACTGGTAGTTGAGGTATCTTAGGCTCTTTTCCATTTACCTTCAAACGCTCTGGTGTTCTAAATTCAACAGAAACTGGGTCTGTTATCTGTTCCCCAAAAGAAACGCTGGTAATCAAATAAAAACTACTCATGTTGGGAACGTTGTTTATTCTGATTGTCATTCCGGGTCTTAGTTGAACACCGTTGTCTCTGGCAACAAGGAGGTTCCCCTGACCTTCAAGCGGGTCGTTACCCGAGTCTCGCAACGAAGGAAGACTCAATACTTCAAATTTTCTAGTATTTGACCTAAGAGATAGACCAGAAGAACTGTTGTAATAATCAGTTGGAGCGTATTCCATTGGAATAAAAAATCTGTCTGCATATTTTTCAGGAAGTTTATTTGCGCCAATTATTGGCTTACCATTTTTTAATTTTATTCTTCCTTCAATTTTTTCAGTTCCCCATTTATACATAAGCCATTTATGTGTACCAAAATATAAAGTTCCATCAGCAACAAATACTACATATTGAGAATTATCTGCAATACTTTTAATTACTGTCCATACTGAGTCCTGTTGATTATCGCCAGAGTTTTTGGAAGCACTTTTTATTCTTGCACTTTTTTCACCAACAAAACGAAGACCATAAAAGTTTGCCGCTTTTTGAACAAAAGCATAACCAGAGCCACCAATAGCGCTCGGTTTCTTGTCTCTCTTCATTTGCTGAATTGCTTTTGGCATAGCCTCAATTGACCATTGAGGAGACGCACTTCCTTGCTGCTGAACACTTACAGAAGCAATCTCGTAAATATGTCTTTGTCTGTTTATGATTGGTTCTCCAGTCGTTCCTGGAGAGTTAGCAATTTTTATTTTTGACACTGAAGTCGTTTCATAAACTACATCACGGCCAATAATGAAATAATTACTAGAAGCCATTTCAAAACCAGGGTCAATTACGGTAAACGATAACTGACTAGCCATATCCATTGTGTAACTAATGTTTAGTGTCAATAAGTTTGACGCTACTGAAGACATTTGTTTTGTTGTTAAGTCACCTATTTGTAGTGATGTTGATGTAAACATTCTTAACCTACGGTGGGTGTTTTTTCTGGAAGAGCAATTGAGGGCTGATTTCCCATAGGGGTAGGAGTAAGAAAATTTTTCCCGGTTAAAAGATTATTTTTTGGGTTTGCGGGCGTGCACGGTTTTGGTTTACATGCCTTGGGCACCGGGTTGTCTGGAGCCAATGGTGGGAGGGGAATAATGTCTCTGGCAATAATTGGGTATTCGTTCAAAGTTATTGAAACTTCTGCTGCTGCCATTTTGCGACCATTTGGTGTCATTCTTGTTGCTGTAATTGACATGTCGGCAATTACCCATTGGATATTGCGAGTGTTGTTTACATATGGAAATCTAAAAGAGGTAGACGTCAATGTGTTTAAGTTATGCAAGATAACTGGATATGGCCCACCACCCATTGCTCTCAGGTTTTCTATTTGTCCTTCAATATCAACATCAAGTCCATCGTTTACCACTACTGATTTTACATTAGCGGTGCCGGCGTCAATTGTGTCCGTTCTTTTGCCAGCAATTAAAAATCTAAAAGTACACTTAGTTAAGTTATATTTAGACCAATCAACCATTGCGTAGTTTCCACTTCTTTCAACCTCGTTCCAGACTGAAGAAAGTTGACTAAATTCAAAACTATTAGGAATTATATTAAACACGTGAGTTCTAATTATTCTTTCACGGGTATTGGTAACTGAATTAAAATCCGTAATAGTCTGCTGCATATATGGAAGATTAGTATTCTGTCCACCTATTTTTCTATCCGGCAAAAAATTAAGAACGGCTGTTGATTCGCCGTAAGATGGGTTCCCTCTTGCTATGGCATATCCATTTGGATTTTTTTTACCACCGGATACGCTTGGGTTGCTTCCGCCACCAGGCGATGCGACGGTGCCAACACCGAAACCTAATGCTTCTTCCGCTTCGCGTGCTGAGGTGAATCTTCTGGTGGCGGCTCCTGCGCCAAATCCACTGTTTCCATTTGCGTCTGTTCTGTTCATTTGAGCAGGAGTCAGTCCGGCACCAAATCCACTATTTCCGTTTGCGTCTGTTCTGTTAATGGCTGAAGCACCGCTTCTACCATTTGATTCGGTGTACAAATAACTGTACATCTCTTCCATTTCTCTAAATGATTTAGTAAGAACGCTTACTAATTTAGAGTCAGCACCAGTTGAAGCAACGGTAGTTGTTGACTCAGCAGAAGTTACTGGTTCACCTTTTATGAACTTATAATCAGAGTCAGTAATGCTTATAAATATAAACGACCCCCAGTTCTTTACACTGTATTGACCACCTCTGTTGAGTCTTTTTATTACAACGGCACTGGAGTAAGTAATTTTTGCTCCGCTAGAAGAAACGGCTGATGGTTCGTTTCCGGATTTACCCATGTTTACAAGAACTTTATAAACAGTTGTTGGTTTTTGTGTTGCTGTGTTAAAAAGCGCCCATACTGGTTCATCGTTCAATGACTTGTATGAAGTACAAACGTACGTATCTCCACTTATTGGGTCGTCTGCGTATTTTCCTGCAATCTGACTGTCAAATGCCTTTTTCCCTTTTTCCCACAAAAGAGAACCGCTAGACGAATAAAACCTAATTGGGTTTTGATAAGAGTTTCCTTCTTTTGACATTACATTCTCTCCGAGTTAGAACGTTCTGTGTCCTTAACTCTTTGCATAACTATGTTTGCTATCTCATTAGCCGAAGCGTTTTGGCTACCAGTTACATAGAAGTTGTACTGATTACCCTTACCGCCTGAACCCATAACCATAGGTTGCTGAGGCAAACCGGCAACTGGCATTCCAGTGTCGCCCATTGCACCAGAACCAGGAACAACATGAAGGTGTCTTGATTTGTTAACTCCGTGGAATTCAGCAAAACCACCAGTTGACCTTACAAGGGATTGGTACTGTCCGAGGTTTTGTCCAACAAGGTCATATGCTCTTCCGGTCACATGGTCGGAGTTCATTGAGCCAAGACCGTAGTTTCTGTATCCGGAAGTAACAGTTCTCTTTCCAGTTAGCATTCCGTTCATTGACGCATGGCGACTCATTGTCTGAGAAAGACGACTTGACGTTGTGTCGCCAAACGCCTGTCCACGTGGGGTGGAAGTGTCGTTCTTTTCCCACCAAGATGGTGGCGTGTTGTACCAAGAAGGAACTGCCTTGTCTGTCTCGGAGAAAAAGATTTTCATTTGGTCAATGAGTTGCGTTGTTTTGTTTGCCATTTCTTCAGGAAGTTTAGCCAGGTCTATGTTGTCTTGTTTTGCTGCTGCTGTTGATGTGACCAGGTCGCCCATACCAATCATTGTTAACAACGCTTTTGTAGCATCTCCACCTGCTGCTTCAACCAGGTCCATACCGGCTCGCCCGGAAGGTAATGCAAAACCTGACGCTGATGCTTCCTGAAGTTTTGCTTGTTGTTCCGGAGAAAGCGTTTTGAATCTTTTTGTAAATTCGTTTGCGTCAATTGACTTGCCGGACTTCAATAGTTTTGTATTCAGGTTTCCACCATATTCGTTGCCTAGTTCTGTTCCTGTTTTATCAAGATATTCCAAGAACGCAGGGCTCTTCATGAAGTCAAGTTGTTTAGGGTCAATATTTTGAAAAGTTCTACCTTTATTAAAAGCCCCACCTTGCTCATAGTCTATACGCATTTGCGCAAACGCTTTTCCGCCTTCACCAAAGTAAGCGGTGTAATTTTTGGCCTGGTCAGAAAGATATGTATTTATATCTTCTTCTTTTACTTTTCCGCCACCTGCGGCAAGTTCTCTCAAAGACTCTGCTCGTTCGTCAATTATTTTGGGAGCAGCAAGAGATTTGTTACGTGCATCAAAAATTGATGTATTATCTATCACTATGCTTGTTGTGGCTGCTGCTATTTGCTGAGCAGTTTTAACTGTTGTCAAGCCAAGTTCTTTAAGAACTTCAGTAAAGTCTTTAGTGCTGTCCATCAAGTTGACGCCCATTGTTTTAGCAAGGGCTATGTTCTCTTGGTCAGATTTTCCTGTTATTTTTGCCAGAGCATCAAGACGACTGTTGTAGTTCTTTTGAAGTGGAGCCATCGCTGCTTCGCTGACTTCCATATCTTTTCGCATTTTTCTCAAAGCCTCTCCAGGCTTCTTCATCATGTCTTTGTATTGCTTTTCTGAAATTGATGTTCCGTACTTGGATTGATTTCTATAAACATTAGTTAATGTTGATTCTTGCTTCTGCCTGTCAACGTCTTTTTTGTTATTTGTTCCATAGCCGAGAGGATTCAAAACCCTGTTATCCAAAAGGCTCTTACCACCAAGTTTGGAAACAATACCAGCAGTAACGTTTCCTATTATGTCCATGTTTGTAGTTATGCCACCAAGAAGTTTTCTTGCAATTTTTGGCATTCTTTTACCAGTTAGGTTTTCAAATGCAAGTCCTGCTTGTCCACCAGTAGCGCCACGGTTAAGAACATCGGGAACTATTCCAGCGTAGTTCTTTCTATTTAGTGGAACCCCTTCCGTGTCTGCAAGGAGTTGTTTATTGTATTTTGATGCAGTTCCAAAAGCGTCTCTAGTTGCGCTTCTGCCAACCCCAGTTTCTTTACGTACGGCATCAAGAGTAAACGAAAGCGAGTTATTAATAATGCTCTGTACTGCTTCACCAGCAGCGGCTTTTGATGCTTTGACTTCTAGTTTTTTCTTATTGAGGGTTCCCATGATTGCGCCAGAAACAGAACCAATAAGACCACCAATAATTGCACCTGCCGCTATTCCTAGAGGGCCACCCATCGTGCCAATCATTGCACCAGCCGCAGCACCGCCAGCAAGACCACTAACCGCACCGCCTGTTGCCGTTCTTGATTTAAATGCAGTTCCAAGACCTGCTACAGCAATACCTGCAAGTGGGTTAACTGAACCTACGGCACCACCTAAAGCAAGCGCACCCTGTGCCTCTTCTGGGGCAAACTGAGACATTGCACCGAGAGCAAGACCTGTTCCCATCCTTGCTCCTGCCGAACCTTGGAACTTTTCCATTCTTTTATAGCCCTTGGACTGTCTGTCTCCAGAACGAGCAGCACGTTGCGCCGCTGTTCTTCTTGCCAGTTTTGCTCTTGTTGTTAATTCACCTTTTTTGTTGGTTCGGTTCATTTTGTTGGTTAGTGCTTTTTCACCCGTGGGGTCTCCGGCATCCGCAGTAAAAGTGTCGTATGAAGCCTGTCTTGCGAGAGTTGAAAGCATGGCCAATTTAGGATTTTTAAATTTTGAAACGCCAACTTTATAATCACGCGAGTTGTAAATTATGTTCCCGCTTGGGGATGTTTGTTGTGAACTATACGTTCCGGAAGGAACTGCCATTCTTCCACCAAGTGAAGACGATGGACCAACAGGACCAGTGAATCCCACTCTTCCTAAAGCGCTAGGACCAGCAATTCCAAAAGCAGGACTGCCAGGCCCACGTGGACCGTAAACGCCACCAGGTCCACCTGTTGCCGATGAAAAACTACCGCCACGCAAAGGCATGACCCCACCACCTCCGGGAAGCACGCCGCCCGAAGGAGCAACACGGGTTCCGGGAAATACAGGACCACCAGGACCGTAATGAGCCCCAGTTGTTCCCAGTCCACCGCCACCAGTTACTCCGCCTGCTCCGCCACCTGGAGCATAACCACCAGGTCTTGAGTTAGTAACTATTGTTGCATTCGGAGCATTGATAGTTGCGTTTTTTGTAACGGCACTGGCGACCATTCCGCCTTTTGTGTTCTTCATTGCGTTCAGTCCGCCACGCATACCAAGCATCATCGCAAGCGCGCCTATGGTTCCTCCGCCACTTAATGAACGCATACCCTTCATGAAACTTGTCATTTGGCTAACCATCGCAGAAATACCATTGACAACATCGTTAATAAAAGGCATTAAGTCTTGTAGCAACTTTTTCATTTCTGCTTGAAACTTCATTATCTCGCCAATGAGTTCACCAATTCTATCTCCGAACTCAATTACGGTTGCTTTGTTATTTACTAGCCAATCATTGAACTGTCCAAAACTTGATGCGGCAACATTCTTTACATGCACCCAAATTGCGCCAAACATGCTTTCAATTACACGCGCACCATCTATGAATGGTCTTAGTCTGTCAAGCGTGGCATCCCAGCCGTATCTAAACTCTTTCCACCATCCAGCCATCTTGTTAAACATTCCAGTAACAGAGCCAAGGTTTTCGTTAATCAAGTTAACTGAAAGGTCTGTAAGTTTTTGAACCATGCTTACAAGACCATCAAGCATTGACGTCATGCCGAATCTTTGTGTGCTTCCTGAAATCTTTGCAAACCCACGACTAAGAATATTGAAAATCTTAAACATTGATTCTTTAATTGGCTCCAGAAGCGGTTGACCCATGTCTCCAAATTGAACTTTAAGAAGATTAAAGTATCCTTTAAGTTTGCTAATCAACGTTCCGGACACTGCTTCAAACTGACCTTCAAGACCAGCAGCCTTTGAAAGTTCACCAGAGGTGATTGCTGCTTCAAGAGATTTCTTGTTAGTTATTTTTAACTTCTTAAACGCTTCGTCAACTTTTGCTTTATCAGGAAATAGTTTTTGTGCGGAAACTTTTGCTTCAGAGAATGATTTCTTTGAATCTTGAAGAAGCGCAACCAGGTCTGCTGCTTTTTTAATTCCTTCTTCAATCGGCTGACCTGCTGAAGCGAAGTCCATGAGTCCTTTAAGAAGCCCTTGGCTTTTTCCTGTGAAGGTTGAAGTTTTTGAGATGGTGGCAAAAGCAACGTTTAGATTTTCTACGCCAACAGAAGCAAGGTCCACGTCAGCATGAAGACCACGCATGACTTGTCTTGTTTGGTTGAGGCTAGAACCGAACTGACCTTTGCTGGTCGTTTTGTACGCAAACATTGCGGCTTGCTGTTCACGTATTGCAGCCGACGCAGCAGCCGCAGCAGCCACTACAGCGGCCATACCAGCAGCAAGTGGACCCATAGTAGACCTCATGAGTTTCATGGCTCCATTACCCAGCAGGAACGCAGCATGAACACCTAGCATTGCAGCACCCATGAGTGCCATTTCTATTGTGGCACCTTTTAGGGAAAGACTCAAACCTTTTAATCCGACGGTTCCAACCATCTTGATTGCTTTGTCAAATTGGTCAAAAGAGCGTTTCCATTTAACGAGGGTTTTTGTAATAGGACTAGAACCGCCAGCACCCCCGCCTGCGCCCCCGCCAGTGCTTGACGCAAAACCAGAACCAATTTTATTGATTCTTCTCTCAAGTTTGTCAACAGAACTTTCAACGCTCTTGAGTTGTGCTTTAGCCCTAGCAGCACCGTCTACATCAATCTGTAGTTCAATTTTCGCTTCGGCCATGGGCTACTCCAGAATTACATGAGCGACCAAAGGTTTTTACGCTTTTTGCGCTTTTTGTTGTTCTTCGCGGTCGTTAGAAACCACTTTAGCACAAGCAAGGCGTATCAACCATTCATCATCGCTACAATCAAGGAGTCTTACAGGGTCTGTTCCAAACAGTTCACCTAATCGCGCAGCAGAGACGATTAGGGGGTCATTTACTAACTCCCCGAAGACTCCGTCGTAGGGTCCGAGGTGTCAATTGTATCCGAGTAACCGGAAGCGTCAAGAATCGCCAAAGCGGCGGCTTCAAGGTGAGGGTCTACACCAAAGAAGGCACGAACTGCTTCTGGGATTGGTCTAGTTGTATCTGTCATCGCAAGAATGTCGGCTGCTGCGAAGTTCATCGTGTAGCCATTCTCGTCATAAACTTCTTCGTTATCAAAAACGATACCTACGGTGGTGCTTCCGATTACGTAGCAGGAGAACTTAATGGAGTCCATTCCGGCCTTGCTGTCTTCTCCGGAGTTCTTACGCCACTGACGCAATTGGTGTTGCGTAATGTTTGGGCTGATTCGCAAAGAAACACCTGGACGTTCTGGCACGTCAAGACGAACGACTGGTCGTTCAACTTTCTTTTGAATCACTTCTTTAAGGCGTGAAAGGACATTTGGTTCTTCAATCTTTTGAATTGATGAAGTCTTTGGCTCAGCCTTTTTCGGGGAATCAGGCTCGGTATAAAGGGAGTTATTTTCTGTCATGACAGCACATTAGCACAACATCACATGGATGGCGCAACTAGGCTGTAAAACGTTTATTTAATTTTTAGACAACGCCTTGAACAGCAAATGTGAGAGCAAACGTTGCTGGAGCACCAGATGATGAATCACCGTCTGGTTCAGTCATTCCAACGAGAAGGCAATTTGCATAGGTGCGGTCAAGACCTTGAACTTTGATGTCGCAGTCGTACGTTGTGACAGTTACGTCGTAGTACACGCGACCAATAAGCGGTCTCAATGTCTTAATCTTGGCTGCGATACCGGTTTGGGTGTCTGATTCCACTCTGTCGTCATCGTAGTGAGCAGTAAGTGTAATGTCACCAATCTCTGCTGGTGCACAAAGAACTTCCGGGAACTTTGCTCCACCTGGGTAGATTTTCTCAACGGATGCGGTGATTTCTCCACCTGAAACCTGGGCAAATCTAAAACCTGTCCATTTTGGTGAATTAGCGCCAATTGGCGCAATTTCTGCGAGGATTTGCCTCTGTGATACTTTAGCCATCGCTTACTCCTGATTATACTGTAACAGTTGCTGTTAGATTTGATTTGACAATTGTAACTTCAATCTTGTCACCGATTGGCGAAACTCGTACACCGAGTTGCGCTTTCACTGTTCCTCCTGCAAGTTGTGCAGTCGTATTGATTGAAGCGTCGCACTTGACCGAGTAACCAGGGTCAATAAGTTTTCCGTTGACATCAAGTGCTTCGTAAAGAGCACCGATAGCCTTCATTCTTTCGCAGATTCCGGTCAGTCTTCCCTCAATTGAGGAGAACAAACCACCGCGACCATCAACAACGGCGAAGATTAGGTCTTCCATTGAAGCGTTAGCCTCAGCGACAACGCTGTTGACCGTATCTTGAGTCGTAATAAATCTGAAGTTTTCTGTGTCTAGTGAAAGAGAGCGCGCTCCGTAGATTCTTACCGTGTTGGCAATAATTCTGATTGCGTTTACGTAGTCTGTATCAAGCGAGTCTCCAAGAGTTCTATTGACATCAACTTCAACACCAGTAACAAAACGAGCAGCAGAGATGAGACCAGCATATGGCTGATGAGGGCCAGTCTGGTTGTGTGCAAGTGCACGCTTTCCAGCAGCGTAACCATCTGGTGGAATCAATCTTGTTACACCAGCAACGTCTGTTGGAACGTAAACCCAAGGATAGTAGAGGGCGGCATGCTCAGAACCCGTTTCAGCAGCAAGTGATGCTGCTGCTGCGGTAATTCCCGTTGCTGCTTCTGCAAGGTGGCAGATTGCAATTCTGTTGTATGTGTTTGCGTGAGCAATTAGGTCTGCGTTGATTGCGTTTGTCTCTGGGCAAGAAACTGCACCAGGTCCAAAAGAATCGTTGAACAAAGAAAGAGCAGTAGAAAATGCTGTGAATGTAGTATCAACCGTGTTTTCAGTTCTGTCGTCATCACCATCAACAAAAGTTCCAGCACCAAACGCTGTTACTGCACTGACTTCTGGCATTCCGTCTGTCAACTTTACAGCCGTCATGTACTTTGAGGCAATGGCACTACTATTAATTGCGGTAACTAGTTGCAACGTTGTTGACTTGAGTCCTGTTGCAAAAACAAGAACATCGTTGTAGTACAACTTAATATTTTTACTTGAGCCACTAGCAACAACTTCAATATCCATATCGTGTGCCCATGTACCAGGGCCATTTGCCGTAAGGCGAATACAGTTAGCACCACCTACACCACCTACGTTAAGAAGGACTTGTGCCGAAGTTGCGCCAGGTCCTACGACTCTTGCGATGTAGCACTGTGTGCCACCTTCTTCAAAGAAGGTTTGAACGGTTGGGTGAAGGTATGCATATGTTACATATCCACCGAATGTTTCTTCAAACTCTGCAAGGCTTGTTACGAGAACTGCCTCATCAGCAGGACCGCGCTCAGCGAGTCCAACGAAAAATGCCTGCGACGAAGCGCGCACTGTTGTGCTTGTAGGACCTGTTCTAACTGCTGTAGTAATTGTTACGCCTGGCATGTGACCTCCGTGTCTTAAAGTTCGTCGCTGTTAAGCGTCTTACTGTCGTCTGGCAAGTCTAATTGTACAGAAACTTGCTCGGTAGAATCTGCAACTGTTGTTAAAGTTTCTTCTTTTACTTTTTCAACTTTTGTTTCTTCAATTTTTGTTTTTTTGGACTTTTCTTTTGTTTCTTCTGTCTTGACAATTTCAAGTTTGTAAGACTTTACGGCAGAAAGGATTTCCGGGTTATCGTCGCAAGAAAATGCTTCATCCTCCGGGTATAGCAAAACAGGGGGCAAACCAATAGTTATATTTCTTCCGGAAATATTCTTGACAACAATATGTCCAGAGCCGTCATTTTCAAAGTCGGATTGGCCTTTGATTTTTTCAACTTTGTGTGAATGGGTCATTTTTGCTCCTGATTGACTTTAATTAGTGTACATCACTATTTACGGCGTTAAGTCTAGATTACTAAATTCAATTACAACAGAAGATGCATCAGCGAGTGGTCTTCTGTCAACAACTTCGTCAATAGATAAGTCATAAGATATGTATGCCCCAGCAAGGACTCTGTCCCCCTTGAGGAGCGTTAAGTCAGAAAATTGTTCCTGCATTGAGCCTTCGTCTATCTGCAAGCGAAACGTTTCTTGTGGGTCTGTTGCTTTTAGACATGGGTAATCTAAAAGAGCCGACCTAACGACCGTCGTGAATCTGTCTCTCATTAGTGTTGTTTCTGCGGAACCAACATCTCTAACCCATACGTAGGTGCGCATTGTGTAGTTAACCCTGTAGAGGGGGTTGGAGTCGGAATACCCGATTCTTTCAATTCTGTTGGTTGACATGACAACGGTTATTATTGTTGGCCATTCGTCTAAAGCAATCGGCTCGTAAGTAAGAAACTTGACCGGAGTTGGGAGTTGCTCATCGTCTGCGTTCCAGCCATTTCTGTAGTCAATAATTCTTATAGGAATATCGTCACTAAGGTAAGAATTAACATAAGCCTTGGCAAATTGAGCACCGTACATCAGTTCCATTAGTTGCCCTCGGCGATGTAGCGCTCAGCATCTTTGGCTAGTTTCTTTGCAAACATAGGAGGTTCAAAAATAATCTCACGTTTTGGCATGCTCCAGGTTCCATATTGATGAAATTTTGCCACTGGTGCGTCGGTACCAAATCTCGCTGATTGACGATTTATTTCGCTAACTGAAAATGTTTCAATACTTTTAAACAATCCGCCAGACCTAACAAGTGTTGGTGCACCTGGAAAACGAACAGACTTCCATGCCCCATATTCGGCATCTAGCGGAGCCCATTTACCACTGCCGTTAGATAAGAAATGTTTTGTGTAGATGTCTGATAAATCTTTTTTTGCTCTTCTAAAAACAGGGCGCAAGTCTTCCACTCTGTCTCTTACGTCTTGCAGGAGTTCCTGTGCATCGTTCGTGTTTACTTCAACCCGTACGCGCATTTTACGCAACCCTGACTCTTCTGTATTTTTTAACAGACATTAGTTCTCTGTCGGTAAATCCTGTTTCAAGTGGAGCGACATTTCTTGGCTCTAAATCTTTAATACCGACAACGTCATCATGCATGTTCTGCATTTCCCTAGTTGCTGCTCTAAGAATCAAAAGTTTGAATACTGGTATTGAGGCTCCATCCAATCCGGCCTCATAGGTAATCGTTACAGTATCGTCAGCAACAATGTTGAAAATGTCTATTCCGTATCTTCTTACTGTGTAGTTGCTACCTATTGCCTCTGCAAAACCTCCAGAAACATAGGCGGATAAAGCGCCAGCCTCAACTACAACAACAAACGTATTCGCAGTAACTTCTGTTATTTTTTTATTTAGAACATTGTAACCAATAGGCGTAATTCCCGTAACTGTTACATATTGACCAACTGTAAATTTATGATTAGCAGAGGTAAACGTTATTTTTGTTCCGACTTTAGTAGCCGAAGTAACAGTTGCTTCCCTGCTCACCGCTTCACCCAGGTATGTAGGTGTTGTCCATTGGTTTTGTATCTGAACACTTAATACTCGGGCAACGGGAGAATTACGAAGATAGATAGTTTCTGGCGGCATTGCGTAGTTCATTGAAGATTGACTTGAGTTGCCGTTGGCGGTATAAAAAGAAGACTCAAGACTACTTTGGTAAAAAAATGAAGACATTGGTATGGCGTTGTGAGTAGTGGGAACTTTATACTCCTCAACAAATTCAACTACCTCAATTGGTCTTCTTAGGTATGATTCCAGTTCGCTTTGAAGACCGGACAGCACAATTTCAGCAGCATCTTGCTGCCTTAGGGACAGCGATATGTCCATGTATGTTACGAGGTCTCGTACTTCAACTAGCATTGATTCCCCCTCGGGGATGTATTAATTATCTTCCAGGACGACCACGACGGAAAAGGGCGTTAGCACCTTCTCTTACAATGTCTCTGGCTCGTTCGCCCTGAACTCCGCCTCTACCCAAGCGCCTGCGACCTGTCTGGAGAATGGAGCGAGCAGTACGGCGAACACGGCCGGCGCGTTCGGCTCCTAGAACTCTTCTTAAAAAACCAGTTTTTGGTACGTCCATTGCTTAACTCCTTGAATTGGGTGCTCGGCAAATTGTACCATTAATCACCTATCGGCATTTGGTGGACGCTCAATAGCGACCTGTAATTCCGTTGCTTTCGCGTCTGCTTCAACTGGAACCCATGCACGAGAATAGTTGTGTTCTGAAATTTTACGATGTTTAAGCAGGGACCCATCAAGCATTAAGTGAAACTCGTCGTGATGCATCTGTAGGAGTTCTTGAAAATCTTCTTTACAGTATTTTTTTGAATTAATTAAATTCCTAACAATGCTAGATACTGGCTTAGCAAGAAGATTTCCCCGAGAACGGTTAAGCCTAAGATGCATGAATTGAGCGTCAAGACTGTCGCATTCAACATAAATGACAGGACAATCATCCTTCATGAGGCTCTTTACGTGCTTGTTTTTGGTAGCAAGCATAAATCGCTCGTTTCCATCAATAATGATATTTGTGTCTTTTTGTACAACTATTGGCAACATAAACCCAAAATCCATCAAAGACCTAGAAAGCGCAAGAAGGTCAGGTCGCAGCATGTACGTAGCCTTAAATGAGGCCACTTGTAACTCCGAGAATGGAACCATCTCAATATTGTTCATTATTTAACTCCTGCTCGGCTGCTTTCGCCCTAAGTGTATGTGCTTTAGTTTTTGGCCCCACTGGTGCTGCTGCGGAAACTGTTATCTCATTAAGAATCAGGTTTCTAATAAGCCAGTTGATTGGGTATGAGTATGGGTCCTTGATGTGCTTTTTTCTAAAATCTGCCGTATACGCCCGAGCGCGTCGTTTGTCAATCTCGTCAAGCATGTTTTCGTTAATGCAGCGTTTAGCACCTTCAAAACCATCAATTGCATAACTTTCAATAAACTTCTCAATATTAAAATCCGGCCACCAGCGCCTCTGCGCGTCAATGTTGGGCCATATGTCGCAAAGGGTGTCATAGAAGCCTGGCTCTGTTGCAACTAGGTCACCGATGCGCCTGATGGCCACTGCGTGCAATGGTACGCCAACTCGGGTATTGGAGCCGGTCATGGCGGCAAGGTCGTAGTACTCGCAGTACTCGGCATCGTGCTCTTCTGATATGAATTTAAGAACATCATCCATTTGCCAGTCGTAAATGACTTTAGCAAATTTAAGAGGTATTGACTTTTTCATTTTATAGGGAGAGACGATGTAGTTTTCATGTATCTTCTGAACTAGCGACCTATACCGAACCATTGATTCGTTTGCCCTGACTCCAGTTATGAAAGCAATGCTTCCAGTCTTTCCCTGCATTGTGTAGTAGTCAATGCCTTCTGGCATCACTTCGTCACCAGGAAGACCGAAATGTCCAGCATGAATTGCCCATTCTGGCATTTCTCTGACTAGACGACCTTCTCGTTTTCTAAAAGAATCCCATGAAAGGATATTTTCCCTAACACCAAGAACCCACACTTCTTGCGGATACGGAAGGCAGTACCACTCCATGTCAACCCAGTCGTACTGTCTGACCTTATTGACATAGTCATGAACGAGCGGACTGACCATTTCTTGGTCTCTGAAAATTACTTTTACAGGACCAAGACCACGCTCTTCGTGAATTTCTTTAGCAAGATACAAGACGGCAGTTGAGTCTTTTCCACCAGAAAACTGGACACATACAGTGTCAAAGTTGTCATAGACATGGCGAATTCTCTGACGAGCAGCATCAACGCACGATATGTCCAAGAACATTCTCTGCTTAGTCATTAGTATTTTGCAATCTGCGATAGGCGAGAAACTTCTGCCTGAAGTTCGTCTACTTGACGAAGTAGAGAATCACGTTCTTCGGTCATCTTTTGAAGTTCTTCCCAATAAGAAGGAACACCAGTGACGGTATGGGCTCTATTGATACGGTTTTTGTATTCGTCTATGTTCATCTCAAACCTCGGTATGCATGTCAATAAAGTCAATTAATTTTTCTGCTGTAGTAACTCCAGATATTCCTGGGTCATTTCGGAGATAGCGTACAAAGTCATACCATCTACGCTGCTGGTCTGGGTTGTCAAAAACTATTGTGTACTGAACCACTGCTTGCGGTGAAGAGCCAGGAGAAACAAGAGTGCTTCCGCTAACTGCCACTTGGTTGTGGTCAACGTTGTTGCCAGCAACAATTCGTCTAACACCATCTTCCGATTCTTCAATATTTATATTGATTGGAGTACTGATAGGAATGTTTCCGTCTGGGTTCTGGATTGTTGGAGTGAAGTACGCATCTGCAATGGGGGAAATAATTTCTGATGAAATCTGAGTCTCCTCCATTGCTGCCACTTCAAACTCGTCCCATCCAAGACCCTCAAAGAGTTCGGGGTAGTCTTGATACAGGTCAATCACCATGTCGTTAAGCAGCGACGGGTCAGTGTGTCCCAATTCCATCGTCCTGTTGTCGGCAAGTGCAAACGCAATCGCTTCGTCGTTATTGGCGTCCATTTTGACGACAGCAATCTTGCTCCACCCAAGACGCCTAGCAGCCTCCAGTTGGTGGTTTCCAGCAATGACTGTAAATGTTCCGTTGTCGTTAGGGCGAGCAACTATTGGCTTCATCTGCCCGAACTCTTCGTAGGAAGCCATAATTGCTTCAATGTTTCCCTTGCGAGGATTTTTCTCTAAAGGGATAAGAGAATCCATCTCTACAGCAAGGGGTTTAAGGTCTTCCGAAATGTTATTTTTCATTGTCCTACCTGAACTCTGACGTTAGCGTTTAGGGTTCGCATAGCATCAATAGAAGTGCGGAGAGAAAGAAGTTTCTCTCGTTTAGCCTTCAAGAGAGCCTCGGCAATTTTGTAATCAAAGTTTTCGTCAGCAAGTTTGTAATCTGCCCATGCTTCACGTTCTTTGATTGAGCCTTTTGCTGATAGATATTCTTTAGCCCAATTTGCTTTGTAGAGAGATTCTTTTTTTGCAGAATCTTCCGCAAGTGACTCAAACGCTTCTGTTTCTTCTTCCAACATCTCAAGGAGTCGCATTAACTCGTGTTCAATATCTACTTGACTAATAGGACTATTTCGCGAAATCATTATTCTCCATTAAGTGTTCCATTGGTGACCAATCTATCTTTTCAAAAGAAGAAAGTTGCTCTTTGGTCCATTGATATGCAGATAATCCTACTTTAGTAATGGCCATCTGTTCAAGCACCCATGCATCACATTCGTCATTGCCCGAAGCGCCGCTAAAAATAATTCCAGTCTTTGCCGAGATTGCCGAGATTACTTCTCCCTTTGATGCATTTCCTCGTCCAGTTGCAAACTTTGCTCGGCAGGTAGGCGGTATTTCAACAATCGGAATACTGCATTCAAACAGCGTCATTCTGATACAGCCACCCAATTCACCAATACTGAACGCTTGACCACTACGGGAGGCAAACGAGTACCCCTCAATTACCACGCAGTCAATTTCGTTTTCTAGACACTCATGCAATACGCTCTTTGTAACCTCGGACAAACGCTCGGCACCTCGTGCTTTGGAGCGGACAACGCTAGTTACGCCGTCCATGGACATACCCGTAGATGTAAGCGAAAGGTCAAGACCCATGAGTCTCATCTCTCCCAACCTCTTTTGGCTAAACCCAGGTCAAATGCAAGTTGAGGATAGTTTCCTATACGGGTGTGACAGGGGCGACATACAGCCATCAGATTATCTTCTTCAAGAATAGAGCCACCCTGGGAGCGGCGAACTATTTCGTGAATATCCTGCGAAGAACGACGCACATACGTTGCAAGTCCGTCATGTTCGGCAAATACTGGACAGGCTTCGCATAGTGGTCTCTCTTCAAGAAGTTTCTCCACAAGGGGCCTACGGAGTCTATATTCCGCTTCTTTTTTCTTTGACCTGTGACGCACGGACAGAGTCTAGTTCAATTTATAACCAGTAGACGAGATGCGTACTACAAATTTCTTTCATTAATGTCATCAAATTCCCAGTTGCCATTTATTGCAGCCCATAAAGCCCTGTCAATTGATGTGTCCTCAAGGTCGTATTCTCGTAAAAGGTTTTTATGTTTAATGATTGCATTTTCAAGAAACGAAGCCCTACCCCAGCCGTCGGAAGATACTGTTTCTCCGGTTTCTATCATTGTCATAACTTCATCAAGGCGATGATTTACATAGAATTTAAATCTGTCAATCTTTTTTATTCGGTGCTGATATTCACGAGCCGCTTCAGCAGCAAGTCTCTCGCCACTCCTGCCCATTGACAAATATCTTTCAGCATCGGCATCGGCATCGTCCTTTATGCCCTCAATCTGAATGTCAAGGTTTTCAACCAAAAGAAGCAAACCGTCTTTCCATCTGTGCCAATTTTCAGGCTCAAGAAGGATTTGTTTCTGAACGGAAGAAAGTTTGTTTTTAACTTCCTCAGATACCATTCGTGCGAATACGTCGTCGTTAATCATGACCGCCATGCAGGACATATCTTTTTAAAGGAACACCAATTACAGAGTATTGATTTGTTTGGTTCAAACTCGCCAGTCTCGCACTTTATGTCTATTTTCTTTTTTGTCTCAGTCACGGTTGCTTCAACTTTGTAAAGGTCTTCCTCGGTTACTGCCTGACTAAACTGAACGCCGTCTTTTAGATACAGGAGTTCAACTGTAGTTGCTTTACCAACGCCTGTTGATTCAAGCAAATGAGAGTAAATCAAGAGTTGAAAAAACTTATCGCTAATCCAGTTTTTCTTTGGGGTTTTACCAGTTTTATAGTCCGAAATAGTAAAACCAGTTTCGTTCTTGTCAAATCTATCTATAAACCCCTTGATACGAACTCCGCCTATTTCGCCATTTAGTTCATGCTCAAGACCTATTGGGGCAACAAGGGTAGGTTCTTCTATTCTCCACAGGTTCTGAATGCACCACCAGGATTTCCACCTAAACATACGCAATGCTTCGTCGCCACGAACCCACGGCTTAACTCTGTCGCTCCACCCATTTTCCCATAGTTGGGCCGCTATGAGTTTTGCTTCGTCCTGCGTTCTCTCTTCGTGATTGCAGTGATAAAGAGTTTCTAGAACATCGTGCACAAAGTTACCCATCAGGGTTGCTTCTGTTGGGTCGTCTTTAAGCATGTCAATTTTTGAATACTTAAATTTTAATGGACACTGCTCAAAGGTCCCCATTGACGATGGGGACAAATGTGGCGGAGGGGTAAACATTTATTGACCGTCGTTAATGCTGTACAAAATACACTGCTCAATAAGGGCGTGTAGGTCAACAACGGTTGCTGTTGTCTTTGTTGGTTTTGGTCTATCCCCAGCATGCTCAATCCAGAAAGAATTCAGTTTTGTCTTCATTTCTGAAGTCAAACCCTTAGACAGGCTGACGAACTGTTCCCACAATTCTTCAATCATCGGGTCAATAGAAACTTCTGCTTCAATTTCCATTGCCTCTTCTGAGCGAGCAAGGTAAAGACCAATGCCAAGCGCTTGAGCGGCTTTTTTCAATGCGTCAGAAACAGCCCCCTTGAATTCGTCACCGAGGTCAACAATATCGCCAGCCTTTGTACGCTTAATCTTCTGACCACCAAATCCGTCTTTCACAACGTTGATAAAGTCGTCTTTTGAAAGCACGCTGAGACGTACGTGAGCAACAATAAATTCTGGGTCAAGAGCATCACGTTCACACTTGATGATTTCATATGCCCAACCGTCAAATCCAAGAACTTTATTAAGTCGTGAAATTACTTCGCTGACAGGAATGTAAGTTAGGGAAGTTCCGCCTTTTTTGAGTTGACGTTCAACTTCTTTGGGAAACGGCTCGTTTAAAGATGCTTGAATATCGTTTCTCCCAGCAATTGCCTTAATGCGAAGTTCTTCTTGACGACGCAACCACACATCTACATCAATCATATTTTCTTCAGTCTCAGTATTGTCTAGAGCAATTTTTTTAGCAGTCATTGTTATTTTTCACCTTTTGTATAGATAGCGATATTTGTTTTTGGTTCACCAACTTCGCAGTACTGGTCTGCGTTGATGCCTAAGTCGTTTAGTGCGCCAACACGCCAGTACGAGGGTTGGACATAATCAAGTATTCTATTGACAATTTCTTCAGTTGACAACGTCACTTCGCCAGTATCCATATCAACGGAAGACTGCTGAAGTCGTTCAAACACTTGCATCATAAGGCCTTTGCTGTCCCATGATTTACGAGCAGAGCCAACTTTGCATTTGATTTCAGCACCGGTACTAAGTGTTAATTCTGTCTTCTTTTCGGACTGCATTTTGTCAACCATCTTGGTTGCAAACGAATCGTAAATTGAAGCAATATCTTTCTTTACGTGGTTAAGCATTACAAGATGCTCAGACCAGACGTCAAGGTCGGCTTCGGTGACGCCTTCGCTATTGAGGAAGTTGTCAAGGGTTACGAGCATGATTCGTAAATCCGCTGGAGTTATCATTTTGTTTCCGTCTAGTAGTAGGTACCTATGGTTAGTAGTGGGTACCTAGACGATGATACTGACGATTTTCCTCTGTGGCAACCCCAGGCCAGTCAAATGTGTAAATGCCCCAACAACCGAGTCAACCTGGTCGTCGTGGTCGCAAGCCTCTGGAAACGACGACATTTCGTCCAACCAGTCGCTCAACCACGTACCCCTTACAACTCTTACGTTTCCATTGGCTACAGCAGCCGCAAAGGGTCTAGCACGAGTCAATTTATCGCCAGTTGCCCGTATTCCTGAAAAATCAAACCCTGGAACAACGTATCTGGCGTATTGGTCCACGAGGGCTTTTCCTGACGAACCAGGCTCTTGCTCCATCCTAATGGCAACTCCTCTTCCGTCCTCGTAGGCAGTCTGGGCAACTAGTTGCTCCACCTTCTCTCCCTTCACACGAGCCCTCTTAACGTCCAAGACGTAAGCAACCCCACCGTCAAAAAGGACCAAAGTTCCAACTGTCCAGTCGGGGTTGGGTGTCTGTGGGGAAGGTTCGGTGGCTGCAAGGTCCCAGAAACGCACAGCCCTGGCCGCTGACGTGACGGTTGGCACCTCAATACTGTCAATTATTACGATGTTTTCTCTCTCAAATAGAGTTCCCAAGGTGGTGCTCCACCAGTCTCCCTCTTCAAGCCTGCGCCGTTCAATTGGGTCAAGAGCCTGCAGGGCTTGGCGATAGGAGTCAGCGTCAATTCCAGGGTTGTCCGTCAGTTTACTGGGAACGAAAATTCTTCCTTTTTCGGTTCCCTCAACGATAAATCTCTGCCTAACCCAGTTTGGAGCAGGGTTTGAGGCACACCGCATTCTCAATGGAACCTGAGATAACGGTCCTGAGTTGGGGCGGCGCAAACGGGAGAACATGTACCGATAGTCCGATTCACGGATTTCGGTGACCTCATCCATTCCAATAAACTGAAATTCTGACCCTTTATAACGAAGGTAGTCGTTTGTGTTGTTTAGGTACCCAAAAGATATTCTTGCTCCAGAAGGAAATGTCGCTACGTAACTGTTTGCGTTCCAGTGAATATCGTCATGACCGTCTATCCATGTCTTGAATCTATCCATGAGGGCACCAGGGAGCGCCAAGTCAGCATATGTACGACGAAACAAAATGGCTGAATATCCAGGAACATCAACATATTGCAGGGCTGACATTAAAAGTGCTGAACTTTTTCCACCGCCTGCGGCACCACCGAATAATGCTTCAATACCATTCGTTCTCAAAAAAACTCTTTGAGTGATAGATGCCTCTTCTGGACAGAATTCAGGTTTCTTTGGTTCTAAGTATTCAAGAACTTTTATCCAGTCAGTAGTCATGGTTTTCTTTCTATAAGGCAATTGCACACTAGGCATGTTTTATGCGCTACGGTGTGAGCATATGAATAATTTCATCACTAAAACGAAGTCTGCAAGTGTAAAGAGTATTAAGTTTTTATGGGGGGCGATAAAAGAATTAGCGACTCGCCCATTCTTTGCCAACGTTTTAATGGTAGGATTTATATTATTTACAAGTATAGGGGCGAGCATGGTTTCGCCTGCTTTGGGTTTCATTTCGGCGGGTGTTACATGCGGAATTTTAGGTTTCTTGCTAGGTCTTGAGTAGAAAATGGCTTGGAATAACTTTAATAATAAATCACTGAACAATCAGTCCACAAAGAGCGTCGGTCCTGGCGCTCCAATTGCGCACAACCCTGGCTATGCCGGAAAAGCGTATTCTGACTCGTGGGATATTGAGCGTGTTTATAAAGAAGGAATGCAGAAGGTAACTTGGGTTGCTCGTTGTATTGACGCAATTGCTGGAAACCAAGCAAGACTCCCAGTGATTCTTAGGAAAGACAACTCTCCGCAGGGTGAGATTATTGTAGGTTCAAAAGCAAAAAATTCAGAGATATTAAAAATTCTGAACACAAAATCCAATATAGGTGAAAATTCATTTATATTTAGATACAGGCTTTCTTCTCAACTCTTAATGAGCACACGAGGGGTGTTTATTGAAAAAATTTATGGCAGGGACGGCGGAGTAATTGCTCTCAACCTTCTACCCCCACAAAGCACTTCACCAATTCCTGACCCAAGAAATTTTGTTGCTGGTTACGAAGTGAAGATGCCAAACGGCGGCACCATAATCATGAAACCAAAAGATGTTATTTGGATTCGCAAACCACATCCATTAGACCCATACCTATCAATGACCCCATTAGAGGCTGCTGGTATTGCTGTTGAGATTGAAAACTTGGCAAAGGTTTACAATAGAAACTACCTTCTAAACGATGGTCGTCCAGGAGGTCTTCTTGTTCTTCGTGGAGAAATTGACGATGATGACAAAGAAGAACTAAAGAGCAGATTCAGGGGAAACATTGCTCGTGCTGGAGCAACGACCGTTATCTCTTCTGACGATGGTGCTGACTTTGTTGATACATCCGCCAGTCCTCGTGACGCTGCATATATTCAAATGCGTCAAATTACTAAGGAAGAAATTCTTGCATCTTTTGGTGTTCCGGAATCAGTTATCGGAAACGCTGCTGGCAGAACATTCTCTAACGCTGGTGAAGAAATCCGAGTCTTTTGGAACGAAACAATGCTTCCGCATTTAGAGCCAATTGCTCGTGCCTTAGATGAACTTGACGACCAGCATTACATTGACTTTGACGTCAGGAATGTTCCTGTTCTTATTCTTTACGAACAGGAAAGAAACAGATACCTCAAGGATGAACTTGGTCAAGGTCTAATCAGCACAAACGAATACAGAACTGGAACTGGCAGAAAAGAAGTTGAGAGCGACCTTGCCGATTCTCTTTTATGGAACCCAAACCTCACTCCGATTGCAAACACGAAGAAGAAGATGGAAGAGCCTGCTCAGGCCGGTGTAATGGGGGCTCCAGGAGTCCCTGGGGCACCAGGAATGCCCGGAATGCCAGGAATGCCAGGAATGCCTCCAGGTGCAGAGGGAATGCCTCCAGACCCAACAACCATGCAGGGTGCTATGGAACTCGCAACACAGGGTGAACAGATGGCTCAAAACGCAGGAATGCCACCAGTTGACGGTGTCATGTCTCCAGAGCAGGGAGCCATGCCAACCGCGCCAGCGCAAGCATCCGCAAACTACTCGGCGCTTCAAAGCAAGAGCGAACAAGAGTGGCAAACAAAAGTTGACACAACATTTAACCGATGGACAGAGATTCTTGATAGAAGCCTGGAAAGAGTATTTGAGAGACAACAGAGAGTTGTTCTTGAGAAAGCCTCTGGTATTAAATCTAGAAAACTATTGGCAACAGGAGCGCTTGATGTGGAAAGCATTTTCAGCGCAGATGTATGGGCTAAACAGATGGACGAAGACATTAGGCCTGTTCTTAACGCAATTATCAATGATGCACAAACAACATATTCCGAAAAAAATCTTGTCAAGATGCCGTTAAAAAAAGAAGATATCGTCGCTCATGTCAACTCGCAAATAACCAGAATCAAGTCAGTCAACGATGAAACTGCACAGGAAATCAACAATGCCGTGTTTGCAACACTTGGCGTACATGGCGAAGAAGACAAGGTAACTACTTTGCGCACTGCTCTTGTTGGAACATTTACCAATCTCCTAGCAAAAAAGAAATCGCAAATTGCTGAAGACGAAACGCGTCGGGCGTGGTCAATGGGTTCAAACATCTAATTTCTGTAAATAGCAAAACCTATTTAAAGAAACGTTAATATCTGTATTCAATACTTGCAATCGTTTGACTCCTTATCCTTTATTATCAATTAAGACATTAGGAGCGACATGAGTCAGCAAGATATTCAATTTAAAGCCATTCCAGGCCAATTCAACATTGACGAGGCCCAAGGCGTCGTTGAGTGTTTCGTCGCCGGCATCGGCAATAAGGACTCAGTAGGAGACGTTCTAATTACTGGAGCATTCACCAAAAGCCTTACCCGCCGCAAGCCCCGTGTTGTTTGGGGACACAACTGGAACGACCCAATCGGTAAAGTTCTTGAGATTTACGAAGTTGCCCCAGGGGACAGAAGACTTCCAACAAAGATGCTCAACGCCGGTATTGGTGGCTTGTACGCAAAGGTTCAATTCAATCTCAACTCAGAAAAAGGTCGGGAAGCCTTCGCCAACGTCGCGTTCTTCGGACAAGAACAAGAGTGGTCAATCGGATACAAAACGCTTGATTCAATTTTTGACCCGAACATCCAAGCAAACATTCTAAAAGAAGTTGAACTTTACGAAGTATCGCCAGTACTACATGGTGCCAATCAATTGACTGGAACAATTTCTGTAAAGTCTGACGAAACAGCCGAAAAGCACATGCCCGGAATGATGATGCCTCACCATACTGGAATGAACCAAGGTCCAAAAATTATCGTCGTTAGACAGGGTGATGATGACGACGATGACGACGACAAACCAATTTTCTCAGAGGGTCTTGCTCGGGCGCTTGGTGACAATGAAAAAGAAAGATTGACACGCGAACTACAAAGCAGAAGCGGTTCCTCAATTCAACTAGTTTCCGCTACTGAAAGCACGGCAAAGTTCAGAAGAATGACCTCTGATGGTCGTTCTGTAATGTACAGAATCGGATATCACACTCCAGACAATTACGTTACCTTTATGTTTGGCAAGCCTGAACTGGCAGACGGACAACAACCGAGTGGTTCACGTACGGTTGTTCCGTCACAGATGCCTTCAATGCCAATGCAGGTCAAGCCTGGCGTGCCAACTGGCGCAACGAACTTCGTTGTTAGTCCTGAATACGTAATGCCTAAAGGTGAGGATTATGAAAAATCAGCCTTTGACGAAGAACTAGAAAATCTTGCTCAGATTCTTGACGAGACATTTGATGTAAAAGTTGGAAGAACGCTTAGTTCCCGCAATATGTCAAAACTAAAAACAGTCCTAGAGACACTTCAAGACATTGTTTCATCAGCGGAAAAAGATGTTGAATCAAAAAGTGATTACCTAATTCCTGTCAAACTGGAAAACGCGTTTGAGACCAAGCAATTACTTGACCCAATTTTTGATTATCACAGGGTTGAATCTCACGTGACGGAAGATGGCATTGTCATCACAACCGAAGTAACACAAGAATTTATAGAGGCTATTGGCGTAGCCGAAAAAGCCCTGGGGCGAACGCTAAGCGGGGGCCTGGGAAAATTAGGCCGCGCCGGTAGGGGCGCGGTAAACTTTGACCCAAAAGCATGGGACGGTGACGGAGACGGAATCGTACAAGAAGGAACGCCGTACTCACGTCCTGCAATTCCTGGAGTAAACGACCGTGCATCTGGTGGAAGAGTTGACACCAATGCTGCAACCCGCGCATGGCAAAATCAACGCAGAAGCGGAATGGCTTCCCGTATGGGTAGCGATGACAACGCAGATGAATACGACGAAGCAATGGGACCACCAATGCGACGCCCAAGCAGAGGTATGGCTGACGACCCAGTTGGTGACGCTGCTTCAGAAAACCTTGATAGAGACAGAAACGCTGGCGCTGTAAGAAGTGGACTTAGTTCAAGCACTGCAGGTGTTGTCAAAATTGATATTCCTCAAATTGACAATGCCATAGAAGAATTGGCAGCCAAAGACATAGGAATGTCTCTTAAAAGATTCAGAGAACTAACAGACGAGGGTCGTCTTCCGGAACGTTATCAAAAAGCATTTTCGGACAGAGTTAAAGTTCTTAATGATATTTTTTCTAATTTAAGCAAAGAAAAACTAGACGAAAGTCCTGGAAAAGTGCTTTCAGAAATTAGAAAAAAATTAGTTGACACTCTTTCTTCTGACGACAAAGAAGGCGACGGTTTCATTAGCCAATTTAACGATAGAAGAGAAATACAAAACTTTATAGACGGAATTGAAGAAGTTCTTAACTTGGCTTTTGACGACTATGTTGACAGGGCTAGAGAAAATGGAACAGGCGAAGAAGCGGACGACCTTCAGGCCGAGTTGTTGTCTGACTTCACACAATCTTTAAAAAAAATATCCGAAAAATCAAAGAACCTTTTTGATGCAAGAACAAAATCCTTCCGTGGAACAGAACCAGCAAAAGCCAAAAAGGAATCAGAATCAGAAAAAGAAAGATTATTTGACTTGCTCAAAAATCTTCTTGACATGGAAGAACTTGCTAGGTACCTAGACAGCACAGAGGGCGTTGTTCCTACGGATGCATTTATTGACAGAATCAGAAAGGGAAACATAAGTGACGAAGACCTAGTACAACTAAATGGCTTTTTTGAAGATGCACTAGAAAATATTATTACCCTTGACCCAAGCCTTGACCCAGAAAAATTAGCAAAAGAATTTTCTGATGCAATTAGAGAAGGTGCAAAAAATGATGAATCAGGAGTAATTCAGCGTATTGCAAAAGAACTGGGTGACGATGGCGTCAGTGAGGACCTCGTTCAATACCTCAAGGATGGTAGAGAAGGTTCTCCATTCCTTCCGAATAGAGGTAAAAAGGAAAGAGAAATACTTCGCGGCTTTGCTTCCAGAACCGGCGGTGGTGACTCAAAAGGTAAAAAATTTGATGTTAGGGATAGAAAACAAAGAGAAGACAAAATCGTTGAAATGTACAACGACGGTGAAACTGTTGGCGACATATCTCGCTTTTTAAGTTCCCAGCCTGGTTCAAATGGTATTTTTACGGAACTTGCTAACATTCGCAATGTTATAGATAAAAGAAGAAAAGCGGGAGACGTTCCTCTTCGTTCCGTCAATCCAAACAAGGAAAGACAAGCAACAACTAACCTACGTAATGAAATCATTAGACTTTATAACGATAATGATGAATTGTCGTATCGTGAAATAGCAAAACTTACTGGTACAACCCAAGCCAATGTTACAAACACCCTTTCTTCAATGCGTAGAGGAAATGATTCTCGCATTAGAAGCGGGGACAAAGTAAGAGGCTTTTCGTCTTCTACCGGTAGTGATGGAGAGAGTGGACTTGGTTCCTCATCTGACAAGCGCGAAATGGACATGACGCTTGCTGAATATGCAGAACTAAATGAAGTTCTTAAAAAATATATGGATGAAAGCCAACTAGACGGCATCGGTGCCGACGAAGACATGCAAGTCATCCAGAACATTCTGGACAAACTTGATGAGAGTTCAGCCGCAAACGACTCAATCCCTCTTACGGATAAAGAAATTGACGACTACATGGACACTCTCACAAGAATGAGAGACAATGGTCCGGTTGAAGATTCAGACGATAAAGAATCAATAGATAAATTGATTGACTCTTTGAAGAAAACAAAAGACTCAAAAGATGGAACCTACGAATCAGATGCTCTTCAGCAGGCTGGAACCAGGCTTTCCCGTCCTTCTCGTGATGGACAAGGTGGCGGTCGTGGAAGAACAGCAAAACGCCCTCGCGGCTTTAAGAGTTCCAATGGAACAATAAACCCACACAAAAAACTTGATATAGAACTAGATGATTCTGAAATCGGCGAACTTCGTGACGAACTTCAGGGTTTTATGAAAATGACAGACAACCCTGCTCCGCTCAGGGCCATTGCTGAAAAACTTGAAAAAGCCACAAACGGCAAATTTTCAGTTGATAAAGACGAATACGAAGCAGTCATAAAAGAAATAGACAAAATGCGAACCGACAGAGGAGTGGTCACGTCTGATGTGGTTGGGGTTCTTGAGCAAGCAGCAGAATCTCAAAAAGGAAAATACTCCAGTATTGATGTTCGTGGTGGACGAGGCTTTGAATCATCTACTGGTGGTGGCAAAAACAACGGAGCACCATCCGACATTCCTGAGACAATGCAAAAGCAACTCATCATGTGGGGTAGACAGCAGGGCGGACTCAGACTTGTCCAAGAAGCAATTCAGAGGTTTGACAAAGACAAGGGAACAATGCCGGCGTCGTACTGGAAGAGATTGCGCACCATGTATGAAAACATGGGGCCAGGTTCCGCTAGTGGTGCTGCTCGCAGAACTGGACGTAGGGGCATATTCGGTCGCGGAAAAGATACAGACACTTCACCACGTGGTAGTGCTGGATTTATAATTGACGACAGACCAGTACCTAAAGGCTTGCTTGATAACACAATGTCAAACAACCCGATTGTTACAGATGACTTCGTAGACACCAATTCTGGCCCCATGGGTGGCTCACAGGGTGGCGGCGTATTCAAGGACCCCAAGACTGGTAAGGAATATTACATCAAGCCGCCAAAGTCACAAACTCATGCAGAAAACGAATCACTAATGTCTCGTTTCTATGAAAGATTAGGTATTCCTGCTGGAAAAGTAAAAGTAGGAACCTACAAAGGTCGTCCAAAAATTGTTAGCGAAATGGTTCCAGGGGCAAAACAGGTTGACCATGAATCCGAAATAAAGAACTCAGCATGGAAGAAGGCAGTTCAAGACACTTTTGTGGCTAATGCATGGCTTGCAAACTGGGACGCTGTTTCAAACTCGGGAAACACCATTAAGGGCGGAGACGGTAAAGCGTACGTCATTGATGTTGGTGGTGCTGGTCTTTTCCGAGCAAGAGGAGAAGCAAAGGGCTCGGCGTTCGGTCCTATCGTCGGGGAAATGGAATCCTTGAGAGACCCAAATCAGTCGGGCGCTAGACGTGGTGTTGCATACTGGGGAGACATTCCTCCAGCAGAAATTGCTCGTCAGGTAAAAGCAATTGGAGCAGTATCAGATTCTGAAATCAAAGAAATGGTTGATGCTGTAATTTCCGACAAAGGTGAAGCAAAGAAACTTTCTGACACCCTTATTGCGCGACGTGACTATCTGGTACAAAACTGGTCCACTGGCAAAAATAGTGGAACTGGCAGAAGAGGTCGTACTGGCTTTTCTTCGGAAACCGATAATTACGAAAGAAGAAACAAGAGGCCTGGCGTAGCGCCAGCAATGAGACCTGCCGACTTTGAAGTACGTCCTCGTGACGGCGAGCCTACGGGTGTTGGCAAGGGTGGAGTAATGGGAACAAAGCCCGACCCCAAGTTCACTGGAGACTCTTTTGACCAAGCCAAACCAGAAGAATGGGAAAAACTTACAATTGATGAAAAATGGGGTTGGATGCTTGGGGAAGGAAACCCTGAAAAGGGTGGAACGATGTCCCCTGCCGCCTATCAGGGTGCAATGAGGAAACTTGGCGAAGAAGAAGCCAGGGAAGAAACAAAGCGCATGACTCCAGAAGAACGAAGAAAATCCCGTTCAGAATCAAGACAAAGCGCCATGGATGAACGTTCTGACAACGAGAAAGAAAGACTCACTTCCGAAAGAGAAGAGCGTCAAAAAGAAGCACAAGAATCATCTAAGCGAGTTAAGGAAGAAGCAACTGCGGAGCAAGCGAAAGCCAAGAGACAGGCGCGTCTTGATGCTTTCAATGAATGGATTGATGACTCAATTCGTGAACTTTCAGGAATGGAATACGACGAAACAGACATCAATCCTGATTCTGAAGACATCTGGGACACTGTTTCCACAATCCTTGGCGTTGAAGACATCACTCCAAAGTCGCTAAAAGAAGCAATTGACGAACTTTCATCATATATTGACATTACTTCAGGAGAAAATGCTTACGAAAAGAAGAGTGTCGCTCGTGCTAACGCACTATTGAAGAAACTCTTAAAGATGCAATCAGAGTATTCGGAAGACAAGTGGTTTAACGACAGAGAGGGTGGAGTGTCTGGATTCCAGTCTTCAACTGGCGACAAACCTCGCCCTCCAAGAGACGGTAGACCGGCACGTCCTGGAACACCAGAAACGCCTCAATCAAATGCCAAACGCGAAGGGGAAATTAAAAAACTATCTACGCTGATTGAGCAGGTTGTTGCAGAACTTGATGAAAAACGTCAAAACCCTTCACCAAAAAAGGGAAGAATGGGATTCTCCTCATCAACCGGCAAAACGATGATTACTGACGAAGCAACCTTTTTTAAGGACATTGAGAATTCTCTTGCAAAAGAGATTAGAGCCGCGCAAAAGGCTAGAAACACTAAAGCAGCATCAGGATTAACAAAACTTCAAGAGATTATAAAAAGAAGTGAAGCCTCAAAAACAGGCGACAGAAGAACAAACGTCGGAAGTATCTACATGACGATGGATGAAGTTGACTTAATTCTTGACGGTCTTCAATTTGCCCTTGACCAACAGGTACAGGCTGGTGGAGATAAAAGAATTGGCTGGTACTCAAGACTAATTGAAAAAGTTGCCGGCGCAGCCATGTCTACATTTATTGATAAAAGTACATCAGAAATTGGTTCAACAAGAAGAACAGTCACAAACAAAGACGGCGTGAAGAAAAAAATCAATATTGTCCCAGAAGCATAAATAGTATGCGTTCTCGCTCAGAGGCGCATGCTAAGTTATACTTTTATAAACTATTCATAATGTGATATTGACACTCGTGTCTTTACTCGCTAAAAAACAGGAGTTACCAATGAGCGAAAAAGTTGAAGTCAGTGTTGATGCGGACGGCAATGTTCTTAAGTGTGCCAAGGGCGCAAATGTTGCCGACTGCGGGTTTACCCCAGGTGCAAAAGTGTGCGGTAAGTGCGGAGCAATGCCTATCCAGATGAAGATGGTTCCAGTCACCGATGATGACTATGAAGTCAAGGGTGGAGACAAATGGGACGATAGTGAAATGTTTGACGCTATGAAAAAGCGTCAAAAGGGCACGGGCATGGGAATGCCTGGCGAAGAAGATGATGACGAAGAGATGGATGACGAAGACGAGATGGCGTCAATGCCGTCATCCAAGAAGAAAATGTCTCTTGAAATTGAAGAAGACGACGAAGAAGAATACGACGAAGACGACGAAGAAGAAGACGACGAAGACGCCGAGATGAAAATGTACGACGGAGAAGTTGACCTAGAAGCAGCAAGAAAGAAACGTCTTGCCAACATGGGTGAAAAAGTCGCAGAACTTGGAAGAAACGCATACATGTGTGCTGTTGAAAGAAAAGTTTACCCAGGTGGTTCAGGCGTCTGTGACGATTGTCCTGGTGGATGCTTGCCAGAGCGCGGAATGCCAGGTCTTCTTTCTGTTGAAGGAATTGCCGAAGAAATGTTTAAGGGCAAGGTTCTTGACTCTGGATATTCTTCAGATGCAGACATGTTCGTGGTTGACATTCAATCAAAGAGCGGCCGTGCGGTTGAAGTCTTTATTGATGGTACAACTGCAGAAGTTCTCGGTTTCCACAAACTTGATGACAATGCCTTTGAGCAGAAGTCAGCACTTGATTCAATGATGGTAATTGACTTCCACGAAGCAGCAGAGATTGCAGTTAAGTCCATTCAGGGTGACGTTGTTGCTGTTGAGCCAGACATCTTTGAAGGCTTTGATGCATACGCAGTTGAAATTGAAGGAATTGACGGAAAGTCTTACGACGTATTCGTTTCACTTGACGGTGAAGTTCTTGGATACGACAAGTATGAGCCAGAAGAAGCAGAAGCCATTGAAGCAGAAGCCGCAGAGATTGCATTAAAGCGTGCATTCAATGAAGACATGCGCACACAAATGGCAGAAGAAGGAAAAGCACTTCCAGACGGTTCCTTTCCTATTTCTAACGTAGAAGACCTCAAGAACGCAATCAGCGCATACGGTCGTGCAAAAGACAAAGAAGCAGCAAAGAATCACATTATGAAGCAAGCCAAGGCTATGGGTCAGGAAAAACTTATCCCCGCCAACTGGGTAACCGGTGGAGCAAAACTTGTTGAAGAAAAATCCGGAGAAGTTGACTCTGACCTTATGGCATCGCTTGTTGAGTTTGAACTCCTTGAGGCCGAGGTCAAAGACTCAGAACCAACAATCTAGAGAAAGCGTGGCCCGTATGACGGGGGTGGACATTAATAAAATTCGCCATTACGCGCCTGGATTCAATAATAGAACAACGCGTCTTGATGCGGATATGTCTGCATTGCTTTTCAAGGCCGGAACAAGGATTATTTCATCATCGGAAAGATTAATAGCCGACGTCTCTATTAAGGCAGCAATGGGAGCGGGTGCTCCTGCCGAAGATAAAAAAAGAGGACTTCAAAGCGCTGGAAAATCCAAGTACATAAACATCAATGGTCTTGTCTATGACCCAGAAGCCAAAAAACAAGAGGGCCAATTCTTTAAGCCGTGGGTTACGGAAAGAGAAAGAATTAACGCAATGCGCTCAAACGACCCAGTTCCCAACTGGGGATGGGTTGACAGGAATCCGGAGAATCAAAATAGACTCCAAGAGCCAAAAAACGCAAAAGGCAAAGTAACAAGGTATCCAGTAAACCCCAAAACTGGTGAACCAATGAAAAATTACGGAGTTGAACAAGAGTTTAAATCTCTTGGACCAACGCTTGCTGAAAGAAATCCTGGCGGAAAACTTCTTGCACGAACAGCAAAGTCTTTCGGTGTGGTAGTTGATGCTCTTGGAAAATTTAGATGCCCTCCTGGGACGCCAGCAGCAAACAGATTTACTAACTTCAGAGGTGAAGGATGTTTTGACATTTCAGTAGCCCAGGTACGTAACTTGATTGGTTCTCTAACTCAATCAATGCAGGCACCACAGAGCGGGTCTCAAACAATATCCTCCCTTACTTCTGCAGGGGTAAGTATCGCCGAAATTAGAAAATCATTTAAAGAAAATGGAATTGCTGGCCTTGCCAGTCTTGCAAAGCGGGTTGGAATTGCTCATGTCGGTGATAAATGGAACGACATGTCTTACGTATCGCAAATAGCGGTAAGACTTAGAGAAGTTTCTGGCTTGACAATGGGTGCGCAGTCAAGAATGGAAAAAATTGCTCAGAAAAAAGCAGACACAATTAATTTTCTTGCTGAATATTATGGAATAACAGAACCCAATGAATATAAAAAAATTGCACAAATAATTGAAAAAATGTCTGCTGACCCAGACTCTCCATTGGACCCAAATCAATTTAAACTTTTGTTTAGAGGTGGCTCTTTAGAAAGCCACGAAGAATGGGCCGTAGAAGCAATTATTAAAACACACATTGGGGCAATTGGCAGCAAACTTGGTATTGATGCAACTGATGCACTGGAAGCATACGAAGAAGCCAAGCGTAACGGAGAAATAACTCCGCTTACCCGATTTGTTGATGCCGCTTTAGATAGAGAAAGAGATTTTAGGCTTGGAGCATTTGAAGACATGCTTGTTGCTGCGTACGAGCAACCACACACATTCACATTGCCCGGAGGCAAGAAAAGAATTTATACTGCTGGACCAATTCCAGACGGACCAGACGGAGAGAAATACAACGTTCCCCGATGGGACAGATACGACCTAAACGGATACGCGGAGCCAGAATTTATTTTAATTAACTCTGGACCAGCAATTCTAGGATTTAGGGGAGGAGTTCCACCAAGTGGATATATGGACCTGTACGAAGCAACCGGAGGAGACATTGACGACCAGTGGAGAGCGGTTGCTTCAGAGATGGACAAAGACGAGCGTCTAAGGGCATATTCAGCACTGTGGAGTGTTGACCTGGCGGCAACAGAAGGAAGAGGTTGGAGAGATTTTGGTGCACAAACATCTGCTCACGAAAGAGCCCACTGGGGTCAGATGGATGCAATTTTTCAATACCATGCAGAAACTAGTCCTGGTGTAGCCATGAAGGATTTAAACAACCGTGAATTGATGGAATTAACTAACGAGTTCTTAACGAAAGCAACACCAGAGATATTACGAGATGTTTTTGGTGCCGATATTGAAGACTTGATTGATAAGCGTTTTGATGCACTTGCCGGTGCATACAGTCAAAAAGCACAGCAAGAGGCGCTTGAAGAACTAACAGGAGGAGGCAGCAGGGAAGACTTTAACTATTCTAGAAGCATTGCGCTACTAGAGACGCTCTCGGAATTAAAAGCAAACAAATCTGTCGGCCTCATAGGTGACGACCCCGAGTTGGATGCAATTCTTGACAAGATGACACCACTTCCTCCAATGTCTCCTGGTTCAATATCTCCATCTGGTGGAATCGTGCCATCACCCCCCGGTGGTTCACCAAGGCCAGTTAGGCCATCGCTGCCAAGTTCGGCACCATCGCTCCCTGCGAACGCCGGGAAGGTCGTTACCGTGATTCCAGGAAGAGGAAGCGGTCGTGGCGGTCGTGGCGCACGAGGACCTGTTGACCCGTTTGAGCGAGACAGATATGGAAAAGTTCCGACAATGATTAAAGAGGGTCGTTTTACTCTTGAAGACATTGATGAGTTCTTGTACGGAGAAGACGGCAAGGGTGGACTAAGGCAAACGCTTGCACAAATTGCAAACATGAAAACTAAAAAGAACGGCTATTCAGAGCCTGCTTTAGTTGAAAGAAAACGGCTACTTAATGAACTTATTAACACGATGGGTATTTCGTTTCCTGAACTTGAAGCAATAGCGCTTAAAGCAAAGAGAGGAGAAGCATTAACCCCAGAAGAAAAATCAAAACTTGTTAATGCTGTTTCACATTTAAGAAATGGTGCAAATGAGTTTAAGGCCAAATCTGTTGAAGCAAGAAAAAAATTTGAAGACTATCGGAGTGTTGATGTATCAAGGGCAACTGGTGACGGTTCTGAATATGACGACAAAGATACAAACAGCCTGAATCTTGAAAGAATACAAGCCGAAATTGAAATGTACGAATCACTCTTTCAAAGAGTTGGGCGCGGCATAGCGCCAGCAGTGCATGACATTCTTACAATTAGTGAAAATGGTCCATATCCTCCACGTCTAACCGCAAGAAAACCAGGTCCTCAACCTCTGGTTGGAATAGAAATTGACGGCGCTGACGGGATTGCAATTAAACAAGCGTCAAAACTTAATCCTCAAGAACTTGCGGCACTATCTGAAGCGGTCACAAATCCACCAAGAATAATTTCATCTTTAAGTCCGCAAAACGTTTCTGAACTAACTTCAACTCTGGAAGATATTGAAAATGTTAGACAAGTTTTTGAACGTAATAACTTGACACCACCAACTACAGTTGCTGACGATGAACTTAAAAATGCAGCGCCTGTTATGTCGGGATTGGATAAATCAATTATCCCAGAAGACATGGTCGTTGAACTTGAGATTGATATGCCGGAGGATACCTCACCTGGCTCAATACATGAAATTCCTCAAATATCATCTGCTCAATTAATAACAGATTCAAACACGGAAGAAGTTAACATTCCAAGTTCAGGTTTTTCTTCAACAACTGGCGCTAGAACTAAGGCCGGAATTGCTGGAAGACTTATCGCAAGCCAGAGAACTAGAAAGTTGCTTGAAAAAGCAGGAATTGATGCAGAAAGAACAGACGTTGTTCAGTTAATGAGCGAAGTTGCTATTGGTTTTTCTATTGGAGGGCCGTACGGTGCCCTCTTGCCAATAGCACGACGCGGAAGTCGTGACGCTGCAGAGCAAGCACTAAGAATGATGGTTGAACGCGGATGGATTGAGCAAGACATTGCTGACAAAATTGAAAAATACGGTCTTGACAGGATTGCTACAGAAGGTTTACCAGACGAAATACTTAATTTAGCAGAATCAGCCAAAGGTAAACTTTTGACAGACGATTCAAAACGTAAGGCTCTTGAATTTGGTTCAGTCCTACAGGATAGAAGTATTGAATTATCCGACGTCGCTCGTGAGAAAGCATCAGCAATGGCTGCCTCCGGAAAAGAAAAGGCTCGTGAACTTACTGGTGCTGGAAGAGAAACGGCAAGAAGATTAAGAAATCGTCTTGGTGGTGGTTCCGAAGAAATAGACGCAACTGACGCATTCTCGCTCCCTCCGTCTGGTAGTCCTTTTGATATACCAGCACCAGATATTGACCCGTTTAAGTCCGCATTTGTTGACATTGAATTCAAGCAACTCGGAACTTCCCTTATGGAACAAAAGCAGGGAAAGAAAACTAAAGTTAGAATTGCTGTACCTGCTGGCTCAAAAGGAAAAATTGAAGCAGGAAAAACAAAAGCAAGCAATATGATTCTTCCCCCAGGAAAAGTAAAATTTACTGGAGTTGGCGAAGACGGAGTTCCTGAAGCAGAGATTTTTGACCAAATGTCCGCTGAACAATACATGAAAAACGTTGAAAAGATATCTCTAGAAGTTTCCTCATCTTCCAATAAACCAAGTATCAAAAAATCAGCAAAATTGAGAGCAGACACTGCTAAAAAAATGCGCCAAGAAATGGTTGCCAAGTCAGGAACACCCCAGTCAATGTCTGGTATTTCAAAAATTGTATTTGATAAATCAAACTCAATAATGGAAAGAGGCGAAGCGGCTGGAATTAATTTCTTTACTTTAGAGAAGATAAAAAATAACGATACGGATATTGACGTATCGGAGTATGTGCGCCTCTACCAAGAAAAACTCATATCAACAATTAATAATTACAGCAAATCTTTACCAACCCGTCTTTTTGATGACGGAATAAGTGCGGATACCAAAAAGTTTATTTATGGAACTCCTATTAAAGAAGTGGTAAAAGCAGTTAACGAAGTAGCCGTGTTGATTCATAATGACATAGACAGAAGAGCACGTGTTTCAATGTCTAAATCGTCATTAGAACAATTTGTTGGTTCTGGAAAAATTGCAAACATTGATGTTGATAGTGAATCTTTAAAGATTTTAAAAACCAAACGAGACGCAATGCTTGGAAATGCCCCCGGGATTAAAGAATTTTCATTTACGCCTATTGAGTTGATACACGGAATACTTATTGAAAAAGTTGAAGAAAATCTTTACAAAAACGGAACACACGTTGGCTCTGAAGAATTTACAGATTACGGAAGAGGCATAGAATTGGTGCTTCGCGCAGAAAATTCTCCAAGAATTGGATACGGAAGAAAAGAGTCATACAAAAATGGTGGAATTTTTGTACAGATAAACGAAGAAGACGAACAAATTATTCAAGCAGCAATTTTTGGACAAATGTTTATGTCAACAAGTGGTGCAGAAGAATATCTAGCGGAGATTATTGAAGCAAGCCTTTCAAAAGACTATTCAAAACTTATAAAGAAAAACGACGAAGATATATTTGAGGCGTTTATAGTTGGTGAAATATCACTCAACGATGTTGAGCACATTAAAATACCTTTGTCAATATTCAACATCAGAAAGAAAAGAGTCTCCAAGAGCAGTATGATTGGTGGGGCAGACTCAATAAATATGATATTTATGAACAGAAGCGTTCCAAAAGAAAAAATCAAAGACTTCTTTGACGGTGAAGGAACCATAGGTGGAGGGTATACGCCTAAGCATCTGTCTTATTTAAACGAACTAGAGGCTGCAGAAGAATTCAAAGAAAATCTAATATCTCTTGGCATTGATGAAGTGTTATTTACGAATAAAGATGGAATTGACATCATGAGCGAAGATACATGGAGGACCCCTCCTCCAACAAAGAAAAAGGGCAAGGACGCACTAAGAGAGATAGCAAGACGAGAAGTTATGTCAATTATTGACAAAATTGCTCCTGCACCTAAAAAAGCAGAACCCAAAAAGGAAACTGTAAAGAAATGAAAGCGGTATTGGTAGGGACCGTTTTTGGAGACAAAAAACTGTTTTATGTAATTGATGCAAAAGACGAAAAAACCGATGGAATACTTGATGATGGCGTCAAACCAAAGGTTGTTAATTTTTGGGCAACCGCTATGAATGCCAGAAATCTAGTACCATTACGTTCAACGAAGTTTCATGATTTTTTATGGGATGGAGCGTCTTGGGATAATAGCGATGAATGGGAAAGGGTTTTCATAAGAAAAACTCAGGTTGTTTCCCCAAGAATGTCTTCTGGTGTTGTTTTTTCCTCAGATGCAATGAAATCAAAAGCAAAAGAAAAATCAATCAATCATCGTGCTACAGAATTTAAAACACTGATGCAGACGCAAAACATAAATATAGTACGCTCCAGAACGGGTAAACAATGAACAGCAGAGACATTAAGGCAGACCCCCTTGGTGGGATAATCCCGCAGGAACTGGTTACTGGAGACCTACTCAAAGGTCGCGGACCAAGAAGAGGAAATCTTGAGCGCCTTCTTCGCTATTGGCGGCCAATCATGAAAAAACCAGGCGGCTTTAGGCGTTGCAAAGTCATCCTTGCCGACCATCCAGAGTTGTACCCGTTGAACAATATCTGTGCTTGGTTGCATCACGAAACTACTGGTCTTTGGCCAAACGAGGGATGTCATCACCCTGGCATGAAAAACTGCCGCAAGAAAATTAAAAAAGGAATAAACGGTACTCTTTTCTCTGACTCTCAATTTGATAACAGAGTAAGGAAACTTGCTGGAAATAGCAAGAAATCTTTACAACAAGAAACCGAACGATACGAAGACTCGGTAGTAACTAATGCCGACGAAAAACACTCAGTCTTGGTGATGCGTGACTTTTCTGAGATGGAACCAGATTTCTGTAAAACCATGTCCGACGATTCAAGTTGGGAAATAGAAGGCGAAGACGAAATGGGGAATACCAAGTCCGTTCCCTACGATTCTGAACAGGATGACGACGTTGAGCAATAGAGAAATAAATTTCGTCAAAAGAAGAATTACTCTTCTTTCCGTAAAAACGGTTCGTAAGGTAAATCCCGTAATAACCATGCGCTTAAACGGCCAACAAAACGTAATAGATTACAAGGCTTTAGCAAAGCGCTCCGGTCTGACACGCAAGTACAGTGTGAAGGTCGGAATACTTGGTACGCATTCTACAATTGGTCAAGGAGCGCAGGCCATCGGTTCGGCAGCCATTCCGGGCAACCTGAGCCCTCTACGAAGCCCTATCAGGTCTGGTGCGTGGGGTGCCCTAACTCCCGGAAAACCAAGAATCCCTGGCGGTACTGGTGGAGCAAATCGTGCTAGTCGTTGCCCAGAGGGGTATCAATACGGCGGTCGTTTTACCGACTCGCGTTTTTCCACATGTGGCGCAAAACTGTTTGACATACCTTCTGCTATTGGTGTGGCAATCGGAGCACTAAGAAGAATAGCCCGTGGCGCTAGAGCAATTGCAGGACAGTCAACCCCAATCACTGGCGAGACTCCACAAGATTCAATAGTTGATTCAAGACGTCCCCAGATTCCGAGAGTCGGAAACCCCAACCCAGTAGCACGCGCGGCTGCAGCAAAAAACATTGTCTCTCAAATCGGGCAGTCTGATGCGGCTGTCGTAAGAATGGTCAGAAAAGACGGGTTTGCGTTAGAACCAGTAGTTCCAGCACAGGTACTAAGAGCGATTCCAGACAACAGAGACATGGAAGGCGCTGATTACATATTGTCAGTTCAGGGCCTTCCTCAACTAGGCGGAGAAGAACTTGGACTCCTCTCAAATACTGGGGTAACAAAACTTACGTACGTTCTTCCAGGAGGCTCAACGCTGTCCCTTGAAAAGAAGAGACAACTAACTGTTGGTGAAAGAAGAAAACTTGGACGCACGGTTAATGCTGCGTCAAAAATTGACATTACCAATGACCCAACTGCACGATTAAAAGAAGTGGTTGCTCAAACTGGTGACGGAATAGGTTATTCAGAAAATTTCATAAATGTAAAAAACCCCAATGAAGTTGTTTCCGCAGGTGGGAAATCACTCCCACGATGGGCTGATGAATTGTTTGGTAAGGGCAGAAAAGCGAAGCCACTAGCCAATGCAGAAAGAGCAACAGACTCAAATAGCGCCGTAGGAAAAAACATAACAAGCGTTGACGCTGCAGTTGACCAAATAATGTCTGGAAGACCACTTTCGGAAATTGACCCAATGATTTTACAGCAAGCACTTACAAAGGCAAACGTATTCAAGAGACAAAAATTGGACCAAAGAAGAGAATTGCTTGAAACGCCTAATGGCAATAAGTACATGCTCTATTCCTCGTCTGGAAAATATGAGCACCTTGGTCAAAAACTTGCAAGCGATATCCAGCAGCATCTTGGTCTTGAGTCGCCAGACGTTTTCTTTGTCGGTGAAGGAGATAAGAGAAAATACATAGTTGAGGATGCCTCTTCTCTAATTAGAGGATTTCAGGTTGACCGCAGGCGCAAATTCTCTGACTACAAACCAGAAGATGTGGCAAAAATGCTTGTATCCGACTGGCTCACAGACCAGAGAGACAGAGACCCTGGTTCTATAGTTCCAGTTTCAAATGGAACAGACACGAAACCGGTTGTTACCAATAACTTCACTTCCGGACTTGCGGACCTTGATGAAGTGTCAATTGTTGAGCGTCAAAAACTGACCTTCTCTCAATTCATGGATGTAAAAAGAACTGAAACATACTCACAGTATTTTCAAAACCTGCAGCAACAGCAAAGATTTGCCTTCAGAAGAGAGATTGACGCTCTACTATTAAGAGCAAGACAATTTAACTTTACACAATTCAAAAATCGCCTTTACAGTGATGGTCGCTTAACTGATGCTGAAAAAGCCCACCTAAATATTATTGGGCGTATTTTAGAAACAAGAATTCAAAACTACGCAGGTAGTAGGGAAAATTTAATGGAAATCCTCGGAGTCAAAAAATGAAAAAAGTATCTACCCTATTTGATGCGTTGCGTAATGAAAAGTTTGCTATTGCTGTTCAGGACGACTATGGAGTTAAATACTACGGCTCTGAAGGTCAAGCAAGAGAATGGGCGGACTGGGCAAACTCTTTTAATACCAAGACACTTGACACAAATAATCTTCCAGCAGGAATTATTCAGGGTCCATATAAAAACGTTAGTGAGCATTCTCTCAAGTCCTTACTGAATGCTTTTGGTAACAACGTTACGGAAATTAACAACTCTTTCACCGACTCTAAGGCGTACTCATATAAAAGTTCCATGAAGATGGATAATGGCGCTCGCGTTCCAGCAGTAATGGACACACCAATTGGGCACTTTACTAAATCCCAATACGCAAGCGCAGTAAATTACAAAGGTCTAGTTATTCGTACTCAAATCAAAGAAGGAAGTTTTCTTTTTGAGGCAAAAGTAAATAATTATGCATTTAACTTTGAAAACTGGATGTACAACTCAACTCCTTCAAAAGCGGAGATTAAATCCCTTCGCAACAGAATTGATACAAACGTAGGTCGTTCTTCGGAAAGACGTTTAGGAATGAAACTGAAGGCCGCCCTCGTTGAAAGAGACGGACGCTACAGAATTGGGTATGCACAAACCCTAGAAACCAAGTCGCTTGAAGATTCTCTTGAGGTAAAAGGAATTGGCGAAAGAATAGGCGGAGGAGCACGCATCGGAAGAAGAGCGGCTCGTAGTATGGCCATGTTTGACCCAAAGGCTTGGGACGGCGATGGTGACGGCGTAGTTCAAGAAGGTACTCCTTTTGAGAGACCAGCAATTCCTGGAGTCAACGACAAAACAACTGGTGGAGTTGTTGATGCAGATGCTGCAAAAAAGGCATGGAAAGAATCTCAGAAGACTCCAGGCAGTTCAACGCCTTCAAGAGAGTCAAGCCCTAGACGCAGGGTTTCCAACGCAGCAGGCTCAGCAGATAGACAAGTTTTTACTACTCGCACGCCAGCCGCAGCAGGTCGCAAAATACCTGACTCAAAGCCGATAAGTAGAAGCGGTCTAGCGTCACGAACACAGGCTGATATTGATAAAGAAGTATCAAAGCAAGTCACAGACACGGCAAAAGAAGTTCTTACCAAGAAATCAACGTCCACCGATTTACGTTCACTGATTAGTGGCCTCGGTCCTGACGGAGCAACAGAACTAAGCAGAGACCAGCAAGACAGAATTAACGACATTATTGATGCGTTTGATAATGACGAATATGAAAATAATGAAGATTTTATTTCGGAAATTGCAAATGTTTTGCAAAAAAAGATTCCCGTAAATCAAAAACCAAAACAAACAGGCATGCGTTCACGTGTTGGTAAAGCACAAATGGATAGACAGGTTCAGGGTCTTGCGTCACGTAGTGGTCGTTCAAAAACAAAATCAAAACTTAAAGCAACACCAGGCCGTGATGCTGTTGACGAAAAAGATGGTTCCCTTTGGGCTTCACTTACTCCGGAACAACAGGATGTTGTAAAGAAAAACACACAAGCAGCGTACGACGGACTTCAGACATACATCAAGAAAGATAAATACCTAAGCACGTGGTGGAATGACTTTTTGAGTCTTAATCGCAAAAAGAAAGCAACTGACGCAGACGGAAAACCCTGGTCCGACCAGTCAAGAATTTCTGGAGAAGCATTTACTTCTTTTGAAGTTGCGTTAAACGGTGCTCTTTCTGGTGAAAATTCAGACATAGCGTCTGCAGAGTCTGGTCTTGCAGCAATGAGGGCCACTCTGTCCGATGCTGAAATCAAAAAAGCAGAAAATAGAATTGCAGCACAGAAAAAAAGAGTTGAAAGACTTCAAAAAGTCTTAGACGACCTTAGAACTTATGACCAAATGGATAAATCTGACGACTGGTCGCTTCTTGAGCACCTTCACCCAGAACAAAGAAAAAAGTCTTTTGGTCTTGGACTTAGCAAGAGTGAAGCCGACATGACGGTAAGTCCTTTTGCTGATGGAAAACTTCCAAAGGGAATGAAGGTTGGGGAGCCATCAACCATCTTTGAAGAAGTTGGTGGAATGAAGAGAGCCGCTCCACGACTCATCGGAGAAAAAGGTGACGCAAAACTTGAAGACCTTGCAAACAGAATTCTTCGCCCGAATCCGCAAAGAGCAGCACGTCGCGCTGTTAGAAAACAGAAAAAGGCTGGTCGTTCAGGTTTCAGAATTGAACAAGAAGACAAACCTGATATTACAAGCAAGATTAAAAAAAGAATTAAAAAAGCCAAACGAGCAGTCAAAAGAACCTTTGGAAAACAAAGAAACGAATCAAAAATTCTTAACGGAATCAGAAGAGAACAAACTGTTAGAATTTTTGAAAGAGACCCAGATGGAAAAATTGTTATTGGAAAAGAAACAATTCAACTACTTGACGAAGTCGTTAATAAGGCACGCCAGAATAACGGTCGTGGAGAATTCAAGGGTCAAGCAGACGCAAACATGCTCCTTGGTTTCTTGTGGGAAAACAATGGCTTCAACAGACAGCCAGCCCGCTTATCGGAAGATGAAGCAATGGCTTTGATTGATGCTGGATGGCACCCAATCAAGAGAGGCGTTTCTGCTGAAGAATATGCGGATGAATATTTAACAGAATCTCGCAGAAGAATTACTGGTTCCAACGGAGAAATGGAAGGACCTGGAGAATACTGGTCAAATGCTGTTTCAACAAACTGGGATGACCCAAGATATTGGGGTAAACCGACCGAAAGCAATGGATTGTTTGGATTTCTAAGTCCTGATTATAGGGTTGCTTCAAGAGTTGATAGAGAACGTATGGCTTCGGAATATCAAAAGTTTGCACAAGCATTTGAAAATGTAATTTCTGTAATGCCCAAAGGCGAAGCAGAAAAAATGGAACCCGCAGATTTCATGAGAGAACTACGTACCGCTCTTTCAAGGAACGTTGCAGACGGCGACCCAGTATGGGATGGCGAAGTTGGACAAATGTGGTCTTCGTTGATGAGTGCTTACGAATCATCCAGTGGACCAGAAAAAACACAACTATGGAATGTAATTAATTTTATGTCTACTCAACTTACAAGACAAACAAGATGGGAAAACTATGTTCCTTTAATTTTAGGCTACGATGGCATTGATACCGGAGACAACACAGTAAGAACTGGTGGAACGGCCGCTGGAAAACAAGTCCTTATTTTCAATAGACAGGGCCTTGCTGTTCTTGACACGCCAATAAGCATTAAGGGAATTAATGACATTCTTAAGGAAGCAGATAAAAAATGAGTGACAAAGATACGTTTCATGAAAAACACTTGGAGTATTCAAAACTAACAAAATACCCTCCCTTTACAATTAGTTTGAAAAAGGCTCGCGAATTTGGGAATGACTTTTTAAAAGAAGAAGACAGGATTTTTTCTGAAGTTGATTCCGGTAACGAAGATGCATGGGCTCGCGCATTTTCAACAATGGAAGTAAAATGGGATGACGATATTGAGGAAGCACGTCTTTACCAAAAACGATACGGTGACAATATTCTTGAGGCAAGAAAAGCAGCAATGAAATTAAACAACCTAACCGAAGACGACAAAGACGTTCCTCTGTTTATTTAATTATGGAAGATTCGCTTGTTGGTAAAATTGCTGCCGTTAGGCAAGCAGCGGACATGGGCTGCTTCGGCGCGCATCAAATTTCAAATGGCGATTGGCTTCCATGCTCATCAACTAAACAGTTTTTGACAATTATGAACGGATTTGATGTCAAGTCAAGAATTTCTCTTGACGAGATGGAGAACTGGTCTTCAATAAGAAAGTCAAAAGGCAAAAAACGCAAGAAGCGTTGGGAAAAACTTCGCGAGAGAAGAATTCTAGGAATTGAATCACTTGACAACGGTGGTCTTGTTTCTCCAAGAAATTCAATGAATATGGTTAATGGTGGCACTAACCCCCCAATAACTTATGGTGCTTCAAATCCTTCAAGCATGTCTACGAAGAGCATTCAGCCAGCATTCATGCCCAGAGACAATGACCCTGACGTATTTGTGGACATTGAATCAGCAAGAAAAAGAGCACAACAACTTGGATGCATCGGTATAAGTAGAAGAATGTCAAAAGGCGGCAAAACCGTATGGATGCCATGTACCAACATTACCGACTACAACAATTTGACAGGAATGACTGCTCTTGGAAGAAATAATCTTCAGAAAAGAAATGAAAAAATAGTCAGAACCGTTATAAAAGAAAATCTTAAAAAGAAAAAAACAACGATTCAAGAAGATATATACGGCAAGGCTCTTGGCCCAAGAATACGAGGCATAGCCCGTGCGGCAATGTCTAGATTTGACCCTGATGCTTTTGACGGAGACGAAGATGGAATTATCCAGGACGGAACAGCGTTTGAAAGACCCAACACTCCGAATGCTCGCATCCCCAAGACTGTAGATAGGGAAGTTTCTCCCTCCGAAGTTTCGGCAGTACGCAAGTGGATGAGTGCCATGACTTCTTCAGATATGGATTCCTTCCGAGGCGAACCGATTGAAGCATACGATGGTGTTCCTGGTTCAAGACGTGGCTTGGCATCTAGTGGGCCCGGTTTCATTATTGACCCCAAGGGTCCAAAACAAATGGGCGGAAGAATGGCACCAAAGCCATTGGCCATAACAGAACTAAGAAACCCAGAAGCCAGTCCGACCAATCCGTTTAGAAATCTTGGTGGAAGATTGATGAGCAAATTGATTAGAGGAATGGTAAAGCCCGAACACAGACGTAAGCAAGAGAGAACAACCTATCTAATTGGAGGCAATACTGGTTCCGGAAAAACCACCGTACTTGACGAACACTTAATACCAAAAGGATTGGTTCCTTCACACGAAGAGGCTGCCCTTATTGACCCAGACTTTATTAAGAAAGGTCTTGTTGGATATGACGATGGACAAGGCGCTGGTCGTGTTCACAGAGAGTCTCAAGCATCAACCGACAAGACAATCAGGGATGCCGTTTTGGACGAACTGGACATGGTAATTACGGGTTCTGGGGCATCAAGACAAATCCAACACATGCGTGAAGCGTCTGAGCGTGGTGAAAAAGTAGTGGGCCACTGGGTTCATGTTCCGCAACGAGAAGCATCTAGACGCATTAAGAAGAGAGTGGATGAGACCAACAGGTATATACCTGACAACACCGCCCACATGGCACAAAGCATTCCTAAGGTTATTTCAACAGGCTTTGAAGAAGACTTACTAGACGAGTTCTATTTATGGGACAACGATGTTCCAGCAGGTTCACCACCAAAACTAATTGCAAAAAAATCCAAAGGAAAAGATTTTGAGATATTTGACCAGTCAAAATTTGAAGAATTTGCTGGAAGTAAAAAATGGGCAGACACGTGGGTGGAAACGTCAGAAGACAGAGACGTGTCAAGAAAAGGTTTTGAGTCCTCAAGTTACACAGGCAAAGAAGCCGCAGTTGCTTTAAGAGAGTCTGGTTTTGAAGTAATCATTGACAAAAATATAGAAGTTCGTCTTCCTGCAGGAAGTGATGCAGAAAAATTCTTTATAGAACGAGTTCTACCATATATGCCAAACAAATTTGGAAGAACGAACACACACGCGTCACGACTTACCCTGCCAGGGATTCCAATTGTTGAAGACGTACAAAAGTTGCTCGGGGTGAGTATTGATAAAAGAAAAATTGTTGACAAAAACTATCGTAAAAAATTTAAAATGCAACTCATGTCAAACGACCTAGAAGTTTTAGCAGAACTTTTTGCTAAAGCCCCTATTGTTGGTCCAAACGGCGAATCAAGGTTTGGCGATATGTTGCTTACTAACGTTGGTGTTGAGTTTGATGAAACAGTAAAGCAAATTGCTAAAAAGGCTGGTTTTTTGGAAAAAGAAATTTCAATGTTGATAAGTGAAGGGTTCACGAAAGAAGATATTGAGAAAATGTCAAAAGAAGAAATACAAGAACTACTAGACGCGCTTCCGGAATGAAAGTTTCAACAATTACAACAAACATGTGATACCTCCACTACAGCCCTTGAAATAAGGTTATTATTTTTTAATAGGGCTTGGTGCTTACCTGGGCCGTCCAATCAATAAACAAAAATAATTCCAACCAGGAGAAAATACAATGTCAGACCAAGCAAGACTTACAGAATTGCAATCAACCCTTCGTGCCAAGATGGCAGACAACAAGGCGATTGCAGACTCATTCCGTATTGAAGAAGGAACCGTTGTTGTCAACGCTCAGCAAAAGAGCGCATTTGACAAAAACATGACCGACATCAAGGAAATCAAGGGACTCATTGAGGGCCTTGAGGCAATGAACACAGTTGAATCATGGGGCTCACAAGCACCAGCAGAATCAGTTGCAGTTGCTGCAGCAGCAGGCTATTCATTGAAGGGCCTCGGCGCTTCATACTCAATCGGTGACTTGTTCCTCAACTCACCAGAGTTCAAGACCCTTTTGGGTGGTAAGAATGGCGCAAACATGCCTTCCCCATTCCAACTCGGAGCATCACTCACAACTCACGGCGCATACGGCGTTAAGGACGTTTACTCAGCACTTCCATCAGGCACACTAGCCCGTGGTGCATCTGCTGACTTCGGTTCAATCCAGCGCGACCCAATGGTCATGTCACCACAGCGTGTAAAGCGTGTTCGTGACTTGTTCCCAAGCCGCACCACTTCAGCAGCAGTTATTGAATACTTCCGCATGCTTGGTTTCACCGCAACAGGCGGCGGAACCAACAATGCAGGAGTTGTTGCTGAGCGTAACGCAGGAAACACCGCGTTTGCCGCTAAGCCACAGTCCTCAATGGTATTTGAAGGCCACCAGGCCCCAGTACGCACCATTGCTCACTGGGAAGCAGCACACCGTAACGTCCTTGCGGACGAGCCACAGTTGCGTTCAATCATTGACAACGAATTGATGTACGGTCTCCGTCTTCAAGAAGATGCTCAAATCCTCAACGGTGATGGAACTGGCGAAAACCTTACTGGTGTTCTTCAGACTTCAGGTATCCAGAACTACTCATGGTCAAGCGGTTTGTACTCAGCAACCGCAGGAATGTCAGACACAAAGGCAGACGCAATCCGTCGCGCCGCTACACTGTCGTTCCTCGCTTACTACGAGCCATCTGGTGTCGTTCTTCACCCGAACGATTGGGAAGACATTGAGTTGACCAAGGATGGCAATGGCCAGTATCTCGTTGCAGTTTCGGTTGCAATGGGCGGCGAGCCAAAGGTATGGCGTTTGCCAGTCGTTGAGACCCCTGCAATTCCAGAAGGCACCGCACTTGTCGGCGCATTCGGTACGGGCGCACAGTTGTACGACCGTGAGCAGGCTTCAATCCGCATCTCAGAGCAGCACTCGGACTTCTTCGTTCGCAACGCAATCGTTGTACTCGCAGAACAGCGCCTCGCCCTTGCGGTTAAGCGCCCAGAGTCATTCGTCAAAGTTACATTTGACAACGCTCCAACAGCCGAATAACTACTAAGCGGAACCCCGCTCGTTCCTTTGGGGATGGGCGGGGTTTTTGCTATATATGGGATAATTCATTATGAAGGAAAACGATGCGTTTAAATTTATTGGAGACATGCCATCTTTCAATGAACTTCTCGGTGATGTCTCGTCCCTAACCCCAGAAGACTGGTTGAAATACGTGCAACGTAAAAAAATTGGCGGTGCAGCAGGGGGTAATACTGACACCATCCCATTGGTCTATGACGTGATGCAAAAACTCAACTCGGACGTAGTGCACGAACATTACAGACAATTTAGTAAGTATCTAGATGAAGTCGTTCTTGCCACGATGGAAACAATTGGAGAAGTAAAAATTCAACAATCAATACTGGCAAGACTTAGGGCAAAAACAACTATTCCCAAACATAAAGATGTCGGAAATCCATTAACCGCAAAAATCCATAGCCAGACTCACAGAATACACGTTCCAGTTATAACCAATGAAAATTGCATATTTACCATTGGTGATGAATCAAAGAACCTAAAGCCTGGCCAAATATGGATTGTAGACAACGTAGGAAGACACCATGGTGTCAAGAATAGTGGAGACGAAGACCGAGTGCACCTAATCATAGACGCCATCTGAACTGTGGGACAATTAAGACATGCCACCTTAGGGCTAATCCAGGAAATCTCTCGTCCTTGTTTTGAAGGCGGGGGATTTCTTGTTTAATAGGGTTATCTGGGCGTTTTGCGTTTATGAACTACAATTTGTTCATGACATATAAAGTTGATTGTTGTGCCTAGAAGAGACGAAGACGAGCCACTGGACAAATACATCCAATACGTCAGTAAACTAAGAGGCGCGCCCGACGATTTTGAAGATTGGGCAGTAGACAACAATGTAAAGTTGCCTGCAAAAAAGAAAACAAACAAACCAGAGGATAATTATGACGATACCTAGTCCGGACGCATTCAAAGATAAGGGAACATGGGAAAGATGGAAGAAAAGAAACTCTCCCGGAATGTCACCTGAAGAAATAATTAAGTCAATGGAAGCAGCGCCGCATCCTTTTACAAAAGACCCAAATAATCCCTTCACAATTCTCAAGAGAGAACGAGAAATAAGAGAAGCCGGCGAACAGTGATACTCAAGCCAGGAACAGACCCAGAAGAAGCCGCAAAACTGAGGGCTTCAATGAATAAAATTCATCAGCAGATTGATGACTTCTTAACACTCAAAGACACTATTGAGTCAGACAATCCTGCAAAGGATGCGTGGAAAGCGGTATATGGGTGGGACAATCCAGCGCTTGACGAGAACACAAAAGAAGGCAAAGCGTTGAAAGCCAGAATAGCAAGAATGTTCGGTAAAGATATTGATACTCAAGAAAAAGACGAGAAAAACTAATGGATTCAATTTTTTCTTTTGACGAAAGCAAATGGTCTGTTTTTGATGTTTCGTACTCTATTGAACTCAAAGAACAGTACCCAGAGATTTGGGCTATGTCTGGTGGCTCCAAGTCAGACTACATACATGAAGTCTTGTTAGAGATATTTGAAAGTGGTGGAGTGGCGACAACACCGGAACAAGTGGAAGTTCTTGAACTGAGAGAATCATGGATTAACAGGCATGTTTACGACAGTCAGCCAGCAGGTTACGTGGCTCAAGTTAAGTGGCTTGCCGTATCTTCAAATGGCGAAGCGTGGCAGAAAAGAAAAATCAACGAAGAAGTTTCAAAATTCCACACAAGAACAGAATGGATTCTTGAAAAAGGTCTTCCCTGCTGGAAGGGCTACGAGCAAGTCGGAATGAAGATGGGGAAAAAGGGGAAAATGGTTCCCAACTGTGTCCCCATTAAGACCAAGAGCGCTCAACTCAAAGACCCCAAAGGCGGCCTTACCGCCGCAGGACGAAAGTTCTTTAAACGCACGGAGGGGGCAGACCTGAAACCTGGAGTAAAAGGCGCTGCCAACACCCCAGAGAAGATGCGCAGAAAAGGGTCGTTCCTCACCAGATTCTTCACCAACCCGTCTGGGCCAATGAAGGACGACAGGGGACGCCCTACGCGTCTTGCTTTGTCGGCTGCAGCGTGGGGGGAACCTGTCCCTCAGGACGCCTCAGACGCTGCTGCGCTGGCTGCTAAGGGCCGCAGAATGCTTGATAGGTACGAGAGAGCCAAGAAAAAAGATTCTTTTGAAAACATTGAAACAAAAGTATTTACTGATTCTTCTAATGAAGGAAAATTCAAGAGTTATATTGATTCTTTAGACGACAAAAAGTTTGAAGAATTATTTCCAGACGATGACCAAAGTAGTTGGAATATACCAACGGAAGAAAAGTGGATATTTGATGTTGCTGGTGCTTTCCTGAGAAGGTCAATAACAAACAGACGGCGCAAAAGAAGAAGGTAAATAATGACCACATGGGGAGAATACAAGGGCGAAATAAAGGGTTTCAGGTTTGAAACAAAGGCGGATAAGAAATGCCCTCCAGCGACACAAGACATTGCTATAAACATAAAGAACCGTCAGAAGGCTATTCAGTCCGCAGCGTATGGACCCCTCAACCCCAAGCAGCCAAACGATAAGTTTTGGCAGGATAAAGCAGATAGATGGGACGTATCTATCCCTTCGGCAAAGAAGCAGAAATGTGGAAACTGCATTCTTTTCGTACGTTCGCCAAGAATTCTTGACTGCATTGAAACAGGACTCGGGAACGAGTCTGGCGCAGCGTGGGACGTAATTGAAGCAGGAAAGATTGGCTACTGCGAAGCATTTGACTTCAAGTGCCACGCCGAACGCACCTGCGACGCATGGGTCGTGGGTGGGCCAACCGTAACGGACAACGACAGTCGGAAACCAGACTAATGACAAACGAAAGATTCTGGTACGGAGCAACCCTGTTAAAAGTTATTGATGGTGACACAATTGAACTCATGATTGACCTTGGGTTTAATATCCATCACAAAATTCGTGTTCGTCTTTACGGAGTAAACACTCCAGAATCACGCACCAAAGACCTTGCCGAAAAAGCAATGGGTCTTAAAGCAAAGGCTTATACGCAGGATTGGCTAACCAATCATAAGTGGGTATTTGTTAATACGATTCCCGATAAGAACGACAAATACGGGCGTATTTTGGCTCGTATTTTTTCTTCGGACGATATTGATGACCCGACCACCGCTTGTCTCAACAAAGACATTATCCAGTCTGGCTACGCTCGTGAATATTTTGGCGTAGGCGACAAAACTTGGACTGAGTTTAAGAAATAAAAAACCCCACCCCAATTAAGGAGCGGGGTTTCTTACTACTTAGGAGGTAATGATTAGTCGTTTACGCCGTCGGCTTGAATGTGTGTTGCGTCTGATACTTCAGAAACAGTGAAAGTTGCTGTTGCACCAGTTCCTGCTGTACCAGAACCAACGGTCAAGATATCAAGGTGAACAAGTGCGCCCTTTGCAAAAGCGAGGTTTGATGCAGTTGCCGAGAGTGTTCCATCTGCTGAAGTTCCAGAGGCTGCTACCGAGAAGGTTGCTGCAGTGTTTGCTCCAACAAGAAGTCCTGCGGTAAGTGCTGAACCTGCTGGTGCGCCAGTAACTGCCAATGTAGCACCAGTGATTACGCCCTTGTAAGGCATTCTCATGGTTACGACGCTGGTTGTTGCAAGCGTTCCTGGGATTGTCAGAGTGATTGTCTGTGGTGCGATAATTGCTGTCATTTTGTTCTCCTATGCCGAACTGTTTTTTTGCCTTTCGGCGCTTAATGTAAATAATACATCATGGGTGACCCCGTGTGCGGAATTACCCCTGATTGTCCTTAATAAATTTTATTTCGCATGAATCCGTTGTGCAGTAAGACTCCCCGATTGCATCGGCAGCCATTCCTGCATATACGCCCGTGAAGTCAATAGGAAATAATGATTTACCTGCCTCTTCATATACGCTCTGCTCTATCTGTGTGTACGGCATTTGCGGATAGGTGAAGTTTCCTTGGGGCAAGAACGACACAGTTTTAAGTTGACCGTCATACATGTGGAGTACGGTGCCGATGTGTTCTTTTTCTTTCTCTGCGTCAAAGGAAATCGTAACTGACACCGAGTTGTCCGACCAGTAGCGTTGTGCAACTGCTGCTAGTGACATCTTTTCAAAGATTGTTACGTCCTTTTCGGAGCGACGTGCGTCTGACTTGATTGGGAAGAACACTACGGATGTTGTATCTGGAGATTCCGAGGCAGGCTCAACTCTATAGTTGGCCATTCTGAACAATGGAAGCATTGGGTCTTCATTAGAGAATCTAATCGCTCTATCAAAATACTCACCGCCTGGAGTCCAATGAACACCAGGAGATTCGCCGGCAAGGATAGAAACTGTTCCAGATGGTTTTACTGTTGTCATCTTGATTGACTCACGAATTCCGAGCCACTCCGAGTAAGAAACATCATAATTCTTTACCGTGTTGTACCCAGTGTCCATCCACTCACGAAGAACTGGCATTCCCACGCGGTCAGCGAAGTTAGCAACACCGGACATTGAAGTACCGATGCGACGATTGCGTTGCATGATTGCGTTTGTCTCTTCCCAGTGGGTAGGAAGAAGCGTTACGGTCTTTGCGTAAAGATATGCAAACTTCAAGGTTCGCTTGTAATCATCCAAAGAATCATGGCGATTGAGGTATGTCTCCACGAGAGTACAGCACTCATATGACTCAAGAGATTGTTCTGCACATGGGTTATATCCAGCAACACGCCAGTCTTTGTTGTTTGCAGGGTCTGCAAGACGACCGTATTTACGAGACATGTCAAGCCAGATAACTCCTGGCTCTCCATTGAGCGCAATTCCGTCAACAATCTTAGAAAGGTCCTTGCCTACAGAGGTTTCAACGGAGTTGTTTGACATCCATCCCCAACCAAGTGATTCTGGGTCGTATGAGTTGCGCTCAGGAAATACTGATGAGTTTTTCAAGTTAAGAAATTCATCATCATCCAAACTACCAATCAGCAATTCTGCGGAGCGACGAACGTTTCCAGAAACAACACAAACACCAATCATGTTTCCAATGTCTGCAATATCAACCTTTGTAATTAATTGACCATTGCGGTTTTCAAACATCTTTCTAATGTATTTATGCAGTCGTTCTAACGAAGCGTGACCAGCAGCAGTACCACCAAATGTTTTGATAGGTGTTCCTGCAGGGCGAATTAGTGAATAATCAAAGATGATTGGTGACTGGTCTTGCTTTAAGTAAGAATTAATCAACATGCTGACAGAAGAAACCCAGCCTTCTCGGCTGTCTTCAATGACTTCTGTAACTGGTGGCTTTGTTGGCTCATAGATAGTGAATTCTTTTTCTGCACCCTTGTTGTCAAAACCAACACCGACACCAAGCATTGATGCTTCCATAAGAAACGCAAAAGGCTTTGCAGGATTGTTCTTTGTCATTTCAGATGTTGATACAAATGCACAGTTCTGCAACGCAGCAGAGTTTTTCTGAACATTGACTAACGGAGTTCCCATAACCCACAAGCCACGACCAGGTGGAGTCCACTTCAGGTTAAACAAACGGTCAAACGCTTCTTTTGCAGATGCTTGTGCTTTGGAATCGTTCCAGGGTAGACGATTTGTTTTGCAGTGGTCTTTCTGCAGGGAGTACATACCGTTGATTACGCGTTCACAAACATCTGACCATGTTTCTTTTGTTCCGTCTTCTTTTAAGCGCGAATAAGTACGCAAAAAAGTTATTTCTCCTACAGAGTTACCGCCGGCATCAACATAACCAAATGGTGCTTTTTTTGTTCTGTAAGAACTAATAAAATCTTCTGATAGGCGGAATGTGAAAAATGAAGACACTTACTCGCTCCTCTTTCTATTTGTATGTTTAGGAAATCAATCATACAACCAACACCCTGTTTACACCCGTCTAAGCAATGCCCAAATTTTTTGCTTTCTCAAGTGTTACGTATGAACCTTTATGATGAATAATCACACGTGCTTTTGTGAATGGAGTGATTTGCCTATCTTCGTAGATGTCTTCTTCTACTAAAAATGTCTGCAGTTCTTTTAATGTTTCAATAACTCCGGTAAGACCAACAATTTTTTTTGGTGGACCATCTTCTCCGTCGCAATCACCTGTAGGGTGACCGCAAACTGGACAAGGTTCACGAGTTGCTCTTAGAATAGATATTCCGTCGCCAAGTTTTTCAGTTGCGGAATCTCTAAACATACTCAATTTTACCTCGCCTGGTTCACCTGGTCGGTGAACTGTGTCTTATAAACACAGTCTAAACATAAGGTTCAATTCCTTAGGCGAGGACTAATAGAAAACCTGAAGGTGAAAACCGAGGTTATTAATTGCTTCCGCTGCATCGTCTTCATCTTTTTCGTTGACAATATATTGTTCCATTATTGTCTTGTACAAAAGTGCTGGATAACTCTTGTCACGCAATGTTCTTACCGCTCCGTCTGGATAAACAGTAATCGGCTTAAAAATCATCCTATTTTGGGCTAGATATTCATAAGAAATTGAAACAAGCGTTAGTTCTGCTCCTCCCATTTCGTCACTTTCGGCGTGAGTTACAGTAATGCACTCATTTACTCCGGTAGTTTCGTCAAGAAATGCTTTCTGAAGGTCAAGTCCTCGTGTTTTTTCTATATCCGGAGAACAGTACCCCTCGGCCACCATGGAGAGGCTGTCAATATCCCAGAAACCCTTAAGAATCCCAAGCATTGCCGCGCATCTTTGAAGCCTGTCTATTGGTTTTTCCTGCATGTGCTTCTTACTTAACTGCACAATGGCGAGAACCTTGCCATCTTTCCATCCAATAAAATTGAATGCCAAATCTTCCCCGACTCCTAACTCACTAACAAAACCTTGTTTTGCTAATTGAGCAGATGTCAAGGCTAATGCTATTTTTGAAAATTCGTCTGGGTATAAATCATCCACACGCCCACATTAGTGCACTTAATGCTATAGTCGGGGATGTCCTATGGGGCCAAAAATCTTAACAAAGAAAGACAAGACATGAGTAAGCAACCAGCAAAGAAAACAGCAGCGAAGAAGACGGCAACAAAAAAAGCCGCTCCCAAGAAGAAGGCTGCTCCTGCGAAGAAGGCTGCAACAAAAAAGGCAGACCCAGTAAAGCGCGCCTACAACAAAGTTGAAAAAGTTGCCAAAGAAAATGGCATTGATTTTGATACTTACGAAGAAAAAGCAATTGAAGCAATTGAAGAAGCGTCAGAAAAAGTAGTCGCCGAATTTGTAAAAAATCGCAAGGGCTTACTCAGCAAACTGTTTGCTTGGATTAAGAAGTAAAAAACCACTCAAAACAACCCCTGGGGCGAAAATTTGTTCGCCTCGGGGGTTGTTTTATTTATATGCCTAGATACGCTTTCTTTTAATAAAGGAAGGTCTCAGATGGCAAGAACACATGGCAACAAAGAGTTTGCCGCCGTAGTGCGAGAGATTGAACGCATCGGCTTCAGGGTTGAACAGACCAAGCGTGGCGTTTACAAGATTTACCCGCCACTCAGTATTGGTGGGCGTATGTACACAACCCACGGAACACCAAAGGCGATGAAAGCCATCAAAAGCGAGTTTCGTAAAATCTACGGCATTGACTTGGCCTCAATATGATTTACCCAGAAAAAGAGATGTATGGCGTTCTGGAGCCACAACCACCAGAAGTAAGACTGTCGGCAGAGCCGCTTCTTGCTCTTTTTAGGATTGAGGGCTCCGAAAATAGCATTTCGGCTCTAGCAATGCGCTTAGGAACAGAACGCAACGCCATCTACAGGTGGATAGAGAACGGCATCAACCTCAGAGTCGCCGAAAACATGGCTGAGAAAATAAACACCCATCCTGCCTTGATTTGGGGTCCTGAATATCACATCGCAACCTACATGGAAGCAAACCGTCAAACCATAATGGCACGTAGAAAACGGGAAAAACTCGTTCTTCGGCGTTCTATTGCGAGAAAGGAAAAGAGAGATGAAAGAATCACACAATAAGAAAAAAATTTTCTACAGCCCTGAGCAGACAGCACTAACGCTTAACTTTATTGTTGACTTCACCAAAGAACGTGGTTATCCACCGTCCGTTAGAGAAGTGGGCGAGAAAATCGGCGTTAGTTCGTCGTCAACTATCCATAAATTCATACGTCAATGCGTTGATGCAGGGTACGTAGACCTTGATGCACGCATCCCTCGGTCAATAAGAGTTTCCAAGATAGGCAAAAAGTACTTATCTTCGGCTCAATGAGTGCCCTTGGTTGGATTTGAACCAACGACCTGCGGATTAGAAGTCCGTTGCGCTATCCACTGCGCCACAAGGGCTTATGGCTACAATCTAGCCTCTCCAGATAAAGAATGCAAGAAAGGCAAAAATGGCATACAACTACATTGAGGCCTTCACCGAAGGTCATTCTTATAACAAAGTCGTTGCGAAGTATTTAATTGACAAAGGAATACCGTGTACTGTCCCCGAACTGCAAATAGCAAAAAATCGTGAAGAGCGCCGGCAGATGACATTGACAGAAAAAGACATTACGCTTGATTTATTGCCACATATCTTGGAAGTAAAGAACGTCAGCGTGGAATTTGGTTGGGACCCCAAAGACTTCCCGTTCCCCACAACGATTGTTGACACAGTTAACAGTTACGAAGACAAACAACAGAAACCGCTTGCATATATTTTGCGCAGTAAGAAAACTGGCGCAATGCTCGCTGTGGGACCATCATCAAAAGACAGATGGAAGAACAAGAACCTGTACGACAAGAAACAGGAACTAACAGACAACTTCTACATAGTTGACAAACGTGACTTGCGAAGTATGGATGAACTTGTAGAGCACATCCTCAAACTCCAAAAACGTACTTCATAACTAGATAAAACATGGCAGTTCCATATATCCACATCTTTATCATCGGTTCTATGTCATTTATAAAACTCATTAGATAAATCTATCCGCACACATCAACGATGTATTTGTATTTATGGGCGTCACTGTTCTAGCCAGTTCTTTTTAATCCATTTAGAAATGAACTCAGCACGCAATTTAGAACCCGTAGAACCGTAATGGACCTTATCAGGATTCAATAGAAACCGCCTACTTTGGATAAATCTATCCCAACCAACAACGTGCATATTGGTATTTCTACTAGCCCTGTCTTTAAGCATTACGTTCCATAAGGTCGCTGAGCGGTTGTTGCCCTTCTTCCAGCCTTTCCACACCGAAACCCAAGCAACATTCTTGCCTTTAAGTTCCCTCATGACTGCCGAAACGTTATTACCAAAAGCCTCTGGCTTATGAAGGCCAGTATCGTTCGTACCAAGCGCAATCACCCAACAAGCGTCCTTGTCAACGCGCTTCTTGTAGTACCTGACCGCTTCTAAGCCCGTGTGACGGTCGTTAGGCATCTTCGTAAACACCGACCTACTTCCGGCAGCAGAAATTATGGCGTCAGGCAAACCGATTTTTTTATATTCAGCAGCCTGAAACTGTTTTGAATGAAGCGTTAAAGAGTCCCCGATGTGGACCACGTTTGAACATGTCCCAGGGACATTCATTAGTAGGGAGAACAAAAGACTATACATATCTATCAAGCACCTCATCTAAAAGGATTGGTTTGTAACCAGTCTGTTCAACGCTTACGCACTGATACCAGGGGTCTGGAAGGGATTCGGAGTGTAAGTGTCCATGAATGTTGCCTTTATAGCGGTATTTCTGGTGGTCAGAGACTGGAATGTGAGTTAAAACAAATCCGTCGTACGAAAAAGTGCCCATGATGTCATAAAAATATGGGGTGTAAACATTTAAAGGAAGTCTGTCGTGATTGCCCTTTATTAATAATTTCCTACCATGTAAGAACCGCATCGTTTTGACACCTTGCTTGTCTATGGCAACATCACCAAGGTGGATAACCGTATCCTCAGGGCCTACTGTCTCATTCCACAACTGAATCATCTCTTCGTCCATATCTGAAGCGGAATCCCACGGACGTAACTTGTCGCCGTGCTTGGCTGAGAACTCGCAAATGCGTTGGTGTCCCCAATGGGTGTCGGCGGTAACAAATATTGACATATCTCCATCGTACCGGAGAGAAGTAGGAACTCAAACGTTTTGTATGGATTTATCCAATAGTGGGCTAGACCTCAAAATTTGTGGTGTGCCCCCCCACGCACGGCCGGCCCGTCTGAAAAGAAGCCCCGAGAATCGCCTTACGGGGTCAGAAAACGACCACTTATAGTAGTTATCCACACCCTGTGAATACCACCCCCTGTGGTTGTCCACACCCTGTGGATAAAGGTCAAAGCGAACATCTGTACGACGAACACATGTACTACAGGTACCTATGGAAGTGCCTATGGACCCACCATATGAACACCTCATACAAACAGTGTCAAGTAAATAGCCCATCAACCATGACGCCATACCTGATTGTGAATATCACCCTCTGGCATATCCAAAAGTGCGCCTCTCAAGCACGCTTTTGCACACACATCAATCACATCACCAAGTCGCATCAAACTATTAGTTACACACACTTCACACACCACACAGCGAGGTGTTCTACAATGAATCAATGCCCTTCTCTTATGACATAGAACCAAACGACTCGTCTCGTCTAAGACGTCACATGTCAAGAGTAAAGAGTGATGACGCTCAAAGAATAGAAGTCAAAGCACTAGGCATGAACCTAGGTCAACTCGCAAGAGGCGCACAAGTCTTTGACCCTAACGCATACGATGGTGATGGTGATGGACTAGTACAAGACAGCACACCCTTTGAAAGACCGGCGGTGTTGTCTAACATTGCCTCCATAGCAAGAGGTCTCTCAAGCACCACGGGTGGCTACGGGTCATACACACCAGCAGGTTCTTGGACAGTAGGCCTCACCAATGAAGAGGTGGCAGAGAGGGCAATACCTGACAACCCTGCTGTTTTCATTGGCATGCTCAACGCTCAAGGCCCCATGGGTAGTACAGATGTGTACCTACTAGAGGCTCTCAACGATGTTATCTTTGACCCTGAGGGCGTTGCTAAAATACGTCAATCACTAATTAAAACATTAGATGATAGACCTGCATTACGTTCTGCCTTTGACAGGTTTGGTTGTCCACCCATAGGTCTACACCCCAAGGGCAAGCCATACAAAGGTCAAGCACATGGTCATTACGCTATCTTCATTAACGAAGCAGCCATAGATGAGGGCGCAGTATCACGCTGGCTAGGTAAAACACCGGCACTAGCAAAACTATTCAATGAATCCATGATAGCGCCCAAGATAAAGGGCGTGAAGCGAGCATTCTCAGGAGACAACGCAGAGGACACCATCACTCATGAGTGGGGTCACTACTTGAACTACCTAGTAGCAAACATCGCACCAGACGCACAACTGCGTGAACTCGCAGCGGCAATGGCATCAGACTCGTGGGGTTATGCACAGTGGAGAAGAACAGCATTCACAGCGTTACCCAAAGGGGCAGAAAGATTATTCTCCTACTTTGGCGAGATTACAAGCAGTGAAAACTGGAACAAGAAACATGAACTGCCCGATGAGGATGTTCCGTTCATCAAGAGCGTGTATGGAACCACATCACCAGTTGAGTTCTTTGCCGAATCAGTGCAAGCATACTTCTCCCCCAACCCTAAAGATAGTGAACTTCTCAACTACGAAGGAACAGTGATTGTTGAGCAAATGCTTGGCATTAGACAAGTATCTCGTAGTGGATTTTCGTCACAAACAAGCGGTCTCAAAAGCAGTACGGGTAACTCCATGCGTGGTAAGACGCCACAAGAAATTGCAGACATTGTAGTACCTAAGACCAAAGAGGAAGCAATCGCATTAGCCGACGCACATAACGCTTTGCTTGTTGACCCAGGTGGTACTCCATACACCGCATCAGAACCAAACACACTGAAGTTGATTACCCCCAAGGGCATTGACGGTATGGACTTCTCACCAGAAGCAGTGTCTCGTATGAAAGAGATGATAGTAGAAGCATTATCAAACAACCCCAACTTCTATGAAGCAGTACAAAGATTCGGCATGCCACCTGTCATGACAACCAAACCAGGGGAAAGACTAGATGGCTCCTACGCTGTTGCGGGTGTAGAAGGTTTTCCTGCTATCACTATTGACTCTACTGTTAGGGAAGAAGCCCTAGTCAATGGGTTCCCTAATCGCATGTGGGAAGATGAACCATTCATCAAGGGAACATCACAATTCCTAATGGACCCCACGAGTGATGGGATGTTCGTTCATGAATGGGGTCATTATCTGAATCGTTTAGTGATGAACGTACACCCAGATGAAGACATGAAAGACTTAGCACGCTTTTGGTGGCTAGATACTTGGGACCTAGATGAATACATACCACGTATTTCAAAACTTCTACGCAGATTCATAAAGCCAGACGACAGAGTGTCAGGTAGATACTCTTACGCTCAGAGATTCGGTAAAGCAGTAAAAAATAATAAGTCAGTCAACTTCACGGGTTACCCCCATGTAAAGACTCAGTATGGGCAGTCACAACCATCAGAAGCGTTTGCCGAAGCAGTGACAGCAGTGCTCTCTAGCGACATAGACGAGAAGGATATGGTCAGTCCTGAACTACGCAAGGACGTTCTTGACATACTCGGTTTCTCGCCATCAGCAAAAGAAGTAGATAGAGCGGGTAGTTCAGAAGGAAGAAGTGCTGGATTCGCCTCAAAGACAGTAACAAGAGGTCTTGGCGTAAGGCTTATTACCAAGTCCGACCCGTTCACTCCACTCAATGGTCCTGACTGGCTAAAAGATGCTACGGATGAAGAAATAGCAGAGGCTGTCGTACCTACAAACATGGATGACTCCATAGCGCTAACCGTGATGAACACGGCGTACGGTGCAGACCCAGCAAATTTTCCCACAGAAGCAACAGTAATTGCTGAACTAGCGGAAAGATTGCTATTCAAAGCAGAATGCACAGACAGTACGGGTGCCCTAATTCGTGATGCAAACGGAAACGCTGCTTTTGTGTTTGATGTACCGATTGACTTCACTCCAGCAGGTAGACAAAAAGCCAAAGACATGCTCAGACGAATGATGGCAGAATCACCAGAGTTTGCATGGATGATTAGACGCTTCGGGTGTCCACCGGTATTGATTATGGATGAACAAAAACTTACCGACCTAAGAAACCAGGTTCAGGCGCTGCGTGATTCAGGAATGGACATACAGTTGCCTCCCCATCTTGATAGTGACTCTATTGGTGGTTTTTCAATAGCAACTCTTGGTATTACGCTTAGAACAAAACCAGGCAGAGATGACTTGCCGATGGGCTTCAATAGAGGGATAGCAGCGAGAAGAAGAACGGGAAGAAAAATAACTAACCCAGACGGCACCATAGAGGACGAAACAGAACACTGGATGAACAACTTCGGTATTTCTCTTCCTGATGTCGGTATTCATGAATGGGGTCACTGGTTTTATTCAACCGTTCTAGGAAACAAATTACTATACAAGACGTATGGAATTAGAGGAAAAATGGGAGACAGACAATCTCGTCTTTCGTACCTATTTCCTGGTGTTCCTACTGCGGACGTTGAAAAAATGACAAAAGAATTCCTTGATGCTTTTGACGCAGAGGGTTTTATTCCTTTCAACACCATGAGTGAAATGCATATTGACTCAATAGCCAAAGCGGCATACAGAAGCATAGGTAACAACTTAAGAAACAGACCACTACCAGAACAACTGGCTGCTGCTCAAAGGTTCACCGACTTAGTACAAGACTATTTAAATAACGTAGTTAACTCATCACGCGGGTGGTCTCCATCACGCGCACAAGAGTTTGCTGACCAAATAGCGCTTGAGTTTCCGTACCTAGTAAATGACATGCCTCCACTAATAGCGGGAACCTATGCAACAGCAACTCGTCAAGAACTGTGGGCAGAGGCAGTATTACTATTCTCTTCACCTGACTCAAAGTTGAAAGCCAAGTACCTAACGCCAGAGATAGAAGCGTTTATTGCTTACGCTTTTGGGTTGAAGCCAGACAGAGACCCCAATACTCCATATCAAAAACCTTGGGCATCTCGCAGTGGCTTCTCTTCTTCTTCACGGGTAAGAAGACTTCATGCAGCAGAGGACAGTATTCCCGACAGAGTCTCTGACAAAGATGACGGGTTAGCAAGCAGAACTACTGGAGCATCAACTGCAAAGATGAGTCGTGAAGCCTCTAGTACTTCACGTTTCACTGTTGGTGACTACGACTTTGACATAACCGACGAAGACCTATCTACATACGATTGGGATACCGCCTACGACCAGTGGACAACATGGTCGGGTAACTGGCGTATGCGTCACTTATCCTCAGCAATGATGGGTATAGAACAGCAACCAACCAAGGGTGGCGAAGAGTCATTATCAACCGTCCACGAGATAATGCGTTCGGGTGAACTGTCAAACGCACCAGACCACGTCAAAGAATCGGTTCGTGAATCTCTAATCAACACTCACAAGACTATGGAAAAGATATCCATGGGTGAGACTATTAGTGATAGACCCCTCTACAGAGGCTTGGGTTCTGTTCCTGACGATTCAGAGATACTCATGGCAGAACAAGGCGAGACGATAACATTCCCACTTAGTGCTTTCACTCCAGACAGAAGCCTTGCTACAACGTTTGCTGACATGAATGCCGAGAGTGACAAAAAAGTAATCCTCCAACTCAGAGATGGTGCCCATGTAGCATCTAGCGATTACACGACACAAATAAGAGACCTAGAAAGCGACTGGATAGAAGTACCTATTGAATCTGTTACTCAGGGAGAATTTACTGTCGTCTCCAAGAGCGAGAAAGACGGGTACACAGTAGTAGAACTGTCTCATGTAAATACGTTTGACCCATTAGCAGGAAGAATGATTCCCACAAACGCTCGTGAAGGTTTTGCTTCTTCCAGTATGAGGCCAGAGCGACGAGTGTCAGATAGTGCCATCCGTACGCTGACGGACAATATGGACTTCCTTCGTGACAATCCACCAATCGGCAAGGGTGGCAAAGACCTAGATGACCAGTGGGCACAGAAGACAATAGAGAAACTACGCAGTGGGGAGATATCCCAAGAAGACGCATTTGACCTAATGAATGTCGTCATTGAGATACTCAACAACGGGTTCAACGAAGACCCAAGCCAGAAAGAAAACCCAGACGGCAAACTTCTTGCTTACCAAAAACTATCCAAGCGTCTACGCAGGCTCGCTGTCGGCGCTATGGACAAAGA